GAGTGCGACGACCTGGCGCTTGGTACGGGCCGCGGTGCCGGAGTTTGCGATCGGGTCGACCACCAGGTTGGAGTCGGTGTAGACCTTCGGCAGGAACTCCGGGTGGATCTTCTGCAGCTTCCAGGATCCCTTCAGCGTGCCGAGGAAGCCGGAGGCGTTGGCACCGGAGATGTCGCCGTCCTTCAGCAGCTTGAACGCCGACTCGGTTCCGGCGCCGGCATCGATGAGCGCGTTGATGTAGACGAGCTCGAGGGCGCTGGTGACCAGCAGGAAGCGGTCGTTGTTCCCGAAGTTGGAGTCGAACCAGTTGTCGCTGAACAGCAGGGTGAGTGCGTCCAGCGTGGCGAGCGGGTCGACGTCGTTGAGGAACATGCCCTTGATGGTGGCGAAGGACGGCTGGATCTGGTTGTCGGTGTCCTCGCCGGGCTCCGCGATCCACTTGTAGTCCTGCGCGTCCCCGGTGTTGGAGACCTTGACCGCATCGACGTAGCCCGGTCCGGGCGTGTCGGCGGCGGTGCGGGGCACCATCTTGCCGGTCATGTGTCCCATGCACGCGGCGAGCAGGCAGTACTTGTCGTGGTCGCGGAGGACCGTGGTCTGCATCTTGCGACCGGTGTACTCCTGGACGATGTTCTTGATGGGCGAGTAGCGGAGCTGCTCGTCGAAGACGGTGAAGCCGAAGGCACGGTGCCGGCTCATGGAGTAGGTGCGCCACTCGATAGGCGGCACGCCGTTCTTCCACTCGCCCGTGAACTCGGATCCCGAGTAGTGCTCGGATCCGATGCGCCCGATCTCGGCGTCGACGATGTAGTCGTCGACCCGGATGTCCGGGACGCGAATGCTCCTGGCATTCGGGTTGGGCTTGATCTCGCTGCCGGTGAACATCCCTGCCACCGGAGACGTGATCCGAAGGTACGTGGCCAGAGCGACCTGGTAGTCGGTCAGGCTGTCCTTCTGGACTGGTGCGACCATGTCGCCCCTCCTCTAGTTGTTGGCCTGCGGTCAGGCGCTGGCAGCCTGAATGTACGGCTCGCGCGGCGGCTCGGCTTCCTCTGGAACAGAAGTAGGCTCGTGCGCCTCAGAACCAGGTACAGATCCCGGAGAGACCACACCTAGTTTCTCGAGCAGAACCTGCTGGTTCTGCGTCATCTGAGACATCTGCTCCTGCAGCTGACGGATGGCGAGGTTGTTGAACTCGAGCTCCATGCTGCTGTTTCCGTGCAGACCGGAGATCGCATCCTCCAAACTGGTGATGCGCTGGTCGCGCTCGTCGACCTCCTTGACGTCGCCACGGTTCCAGAGCAGTCCGAGCTCCTTGGCGCTGGCAGCACCGCTCAGCTCGATCTGCTTGCCGACGATGTACTTCATCGCGGTGGTGGCCTGGTTGATGAGCGTGGGGTTCTGTGTCGCAACGATGGCCGGCATCGACTGGCTCAACGGGATGAACAGCTGGTTCAGGATCCTCAGCTGCTTCTCGTCCTCCATCTCGACCAGTGATCCGGGGACGCAGCGTACGAAGAACTCGACGCTCATGTCCTCGAAGTCGACGTCGATGGTCCCGTCGTCGTTGATGTACTTGGTGTCGAGCCCTGCCTCGAGGAGACGGATCCTGGCCTCCGCGGTCGGGTGGACCTTCTTGACGGCCTTCAGCTCCTGGAAGTAGATGGTCAGCGCGTAGGAGCAGTAGTGGCTGAAGAAGGCTTCGATCGCCTTCTGGTAGTTGTTCGTGGTGATGTCGACCATCTGCTGCTGGGCGTCGACTCCCTGAGGCGTCTTGCTCATGCCGCCGGGGTTGGGTGACTGCATCGCCATCTGCTGGTCGGCGGCTCCGATCAGCTGGACCATGCTGCCGAGGTTCTGCTGGCTGATCGAGCCGTACTGCATCAGCGTCTGCGTGTTCACCTCGAACGGTTCGATCTTCGCGTTCGGGTTGGAGATCTGCGTGTACTTGCCGGGGGACAGGTTGGGCACCGCGTTGACGGTGCCGTAGCCGATGATCGACGGGTTGATGTTGCGGTACCACAGCTTCATCGCGCCGTTCAGCATCAGGTCCTGGAAGTCCTGGCGCCCGATCAGCAGCTCGACCTGGGACTTCCCGAGCGGCTGCATGTCGTCCTTCTCGAGGACGAGGAAGTGGACGGGGTGCTGCTTGAGCGGGTGCTTGTTCTTCTCGATGCGGAGCAGCAGCTTGGTGCTGCCCTCGAAGGTGAGGAACGGCTCGCCGCTGGATGTGTAGAGCGTGATGATCTCGTAGCCCACCGGGATCTGGTGGTGCTTCTTGGTCTGGTGGTCGACGCTCTGCTGCTCGCGTGACTGCGGTCGGTTCTTCACCATCCGCTTCAGGGCGTCCAGGTCCCAGCCGGGAGCCTGGTCCTGGATCAGGCAGACCGCCTCACCACGGGTGAGGTAGCGACGGACGAACACCGAGGTGGCGTTGCGGATGTCCTTGCAGCCCGGCTCGGGGAAGACGTCGCGGTAGTGGATGGTGTCGTACTTCATGTACCAGCCGCCGGCTGCGTCCTGCAGCAGCACCGGGATGACGCAGCCGAAGCCGAGGGTAAGGCTGGTCTTGGTGGTGGCGAACAGGTTCTGCTGCATGTCGTTGGAGTACTCGTCCGAGCCGATGATCTTGGAGGTGAGGATGTGGCGGCTGAAGATGCCCTTCAGGTCGTCGTCGTCGAAGCGGCTGATGACCTCGACGTTGGGCGTGTTCTGCACCAGGTTGCGGGCGATGCGGCGGACGAGCCCGGCGGTCTCGCCGCTGCTGATGTTGGGCAGGTCGGCCTTAGGGCTGATGACCTCGGCATCAGCCAGCCGCTCGAGAACGTCGTAGTTCGCAACCCGCAGGTCCATCTCGCGCTTGTAGATCTGCCACATGGACCAGATCTCATCGGCACAGTGAGCGAACCCGCGGTACTCGAGCGTGTCGTCCCGACCTCCGGTCGGGTCGTACTCGATGTACCACTGGGAGAACTCCGTGATGGGCTGGTACCCAACCATGTTCACTGCCACTGCTTCAGCCTTCCTCGCTCGGACCAGACCCGCTCACGGTGGATGTCCTCTCGACGGATGAAAGGACTCGACGTGTTGATGAACGGGATGTCGTCCCCGAACGGGGCCCGCGCACCGGGTAGTGCGTACATCTTGTTGTACTGGCTGTAGCCGCTGCTGCTGTAGCCGCCACCGCCGTAGCTCCGACGCCCGTAGCCGGAGTAGCGGTGGTACGGGAAGCGGCTGTAGCCGTTGCCGTTGGAGTTCGAGTACGGCTGCTGCGGGGTGTACGTCTTGTTCGCAGCGTCGGCGATGGCCTTCTCGATGGACTTCCCGATCTCCACATCGGTCGGGATGTAGGAGGACTTGTCGACGAGCTGAAGCGCGCGCAGCCCTGTGTTCATACCGTTGACGAGGTCGGTGGTGTTGAGCAGGGAGTCGTTGCCGGTGGCCGACTGCTCGGAGACGTACGCCTCTTGGTATGGCTTCAGACCAAACGCGCCGAGCACGCCGGCACGCTTGAAGCCGGTGGCCCACGGACGACCGTCGGGGCCCATGACGTAGGTCGTGTTCAGCTGCTTGTAGACCACCGACTTGTCATACGAGATGTCCTTGTGCCAGAGGATGTCTCCGATGCCGAGGGCGTCGGGGTTGGACAGCGGGCCGTACCAGATGCGCTTCATCCGGGACGTGGCCTTCGTCTGGTCCAGGCCCATGTCGACGCCCTCCTGGATCAGCTCCTCGGTCCACTCCTTCTGGATCTGCACGCGCATGTCTCGTGGGATGAAGATGCCTTGGAGGCTGTCGTCCCCGATCTTCACCGAGCCCTTGGCGAGGCCCTGGTAGATGCCGCGGGCGCCTGCCTTGGTCAGCACCTCGTGTCCCTGGGCGTCGAGGACCGACAGCGGCTCGAGCATCTCGGGGTGGTAGTTGGCGCGGGCGATCTTGTCGGCGTTGTTGTAGACGTTCCAGTTCTTCGACGCCATCGCGTCGCCCTTGATCTTGTAGATCAGCTCGTCCAGGGACAGCGCCTCGGTCCCGCCGGCTGCCTGTGACAGGGAGCGGACGATGGCCTCGGCCCGCTGCTTGGTCATCGGCTGCTTCTCGATCTCCCGCAGCTTCTCCGGCATCTGCGTGCGGAAGTAGTCGGGCGTACCGCCTGTCATCTTGGCGAACAGCGACGACATGACGGCCAGGGAGAAGCGGTTCTCGGTGAAGGCGTGGAGTGTGGCCTCGCTGTCGCTGCGAGTCTGGTAGCCCTGCTTGATCTGCCCTGTCTCGGGGTCGATGTAGGACTCCATCGACAGGTTCTGTGGACGCGGGTTGCCTTCGGCGTCGCCCTGCAGCTCGCGACTGGCGTTGCGCAGCGGCAGTACGAACGGGTCACGGTCGTACTCGTCGCGTGCCACGTAGATCTGGTTGATGAAGGCGTTCTCGAACAGCATCTTCTCGTAGACGCCGACAGCGTTGGTGAGGAAGCCTGCTGCGATCGGCATGTTGTGGGCTCCACCGAGCTTCGACTGATCGTCTGCCATCTGCGCGAGCTCGGCTGCGGTCTGGAACGCGTCGTCCCAGGTGTTGGCGTTGATGAGCGGGAACGCTCCGAGCGCGTCCTCGAACCCCCAGCCGACGTTGCGGAAGTCGCCGGTCTCGTAGAACTTCTCCATCCCCATGATCGGGGAGATGAACTGCTTCAGCACCCAGTTCAGCTGCACCATCGAGCGGGCACCGCCAGGCGCCTCGTCGGTGGTAACCCGGAACATGGACGCGATGCCCGGCGGCAGCCAGTCGACGAACATGGCGTCGGCGTTGCGGAAGTCGTTCTCGATGCGACGCGGGTCGTAGATGACCGGTGCTCCCTGCAGAGCAGCCAGGCGCCGGCGCTTCTTGGTCTCGTCGTCCTCACCGGACAGCCCGAGACCACCGGCCATCATGCCGAAGGCGAAGAGGCCGGTGTGAGTGAGGCTGCCACGGATGAACGAGCGTGACAGGTCGACGCCTTCCAGGACCGACGACATGTCGAAGGTGGCGTCCATCTCCGGGTCGAACTGGACGCCGCGGATCTTGGCCGATACTCGACCGAACAGCGAGTTCGGTCCCTTCTTGCGTCCCTCGAGGAACATGGCCGTCATGTCCGAGAGGCCCTGCAGCCCGAGGATCGTGGTCGCCACGTTGACGGCGTAGCCGCTGAACAGCATCGGCATCTTCAGCACCACGTTGCCGAGGAACGCGAGTCCCATGTTCGGCGACTCCGACAGCGGCTCGTAGATCCCGCGCAACGTGAGCGACAGCGGTGTCGGCTTCAACGAGCGCAGCTGGGCGACGGAGTTCATCCCGGCCTCGTGTGCCGTCGGGAAGTTCTGCTTCAAGAACTGCGGGCTGGTGGCCATCTCCGCGATCAGCCGGTCGACGCTGAGCTGGTTCATCGTCGGGGTCGCCATGATGTGCGACAGCGCAGCCTCCATGTAGCGGCGTGCCAGCGTGTTGGCGCGGGTACCCCACGTCGGGTCCTGCACCTTGGTGCCGAGCTTGGCGTAGTTCTCAAGCCAACGCTCGGCCTTCCCGACACCGGGCTCGTGCGGGCGCAGGAAGAACAGCTCCTTGTAGACCATCGACTTGAAGTCGTTGCGCTGGCCCATCACCGTGTACAGCTTGTTCAGCTTGACCAGCTGGTCCGGGCGGTACGCGGCCTCGAGCCCGAGCCGGGACAGGCCGGCGCCGAGGGTGGTGTCGGCCAGGCGCTCGGTGAGCCGGGCCTGCCGACCGGCGAGGCCCTTGACCTGGCCCTTCCGTCCAACACTTACCGCGGTGGACTGCATGGTGAGCAGGTTTGCGGTGCGGTCGAGCACGCCTCGGACGAACTGCTCGGGTCCCATCGAGACGTAGAGCTGAGGGTTGAGCAGCGCGGTACCGACTCGGAGGTTGATGAGGGCGCGGTACAGGCCGTTGACGGTGGTGGCCCGGTCGGTGAAGGTTCCGCCGTTCTTCAGGAAGTCCTTCATCGAGACGTCCAGTGGCAGCGGGATCCCGTTCTCCTTGCGCCACTTGCGTCGTGCGTCACGACGCTTGGCGACCTCGGAGACCGGAGCGGCTTTCGCTACGAGCCGGCCCGATACCCGCTGTCCACCGATCAGGTTGTCGAGGGATGCGCGCTGCAGGTCGAGGGTCACCGGGTCGGTGGCGATCAGCTGCTGCTCGTCGGAGACCGAGACGAACAGCCGGTTCGTGGTCTCGTCCATCAGGTTCTGTGTGACCAGCACGTCCATCGACACCGGCAGGTCGAGGAGGTCGCGGGTGGCCGACTGGTAGGTGTGCATGTACCCGTCGAGGGCGAGCAGGTACAGCGGGTCGAACAGGTGGTCGGAGGTGAACGCGCCACCGAGCGATGTCTTGACCCACTCGTCCCAGGTCCCGGCCTTGATGTTGTTGTCCTCGAGCCCGGCCTTCGGCTGCCACTGTGGGGACCGGTGCTGGTTGGCACGGAAGATCGCCTGCAGGTCGTGGACGTGGAGCAGCGGCACCTCGGCTCCGACGACAGGGAGGTAGTTGTGGTTCACGTTCCAGGCGATGTCCTTGACCGCTTCGATCGCTGCGCTGCCGCTGACCTTACCGACGTCGTCGCCGTTGGCGTCGGTGCCGTGCGGCATCCCGAGTGTCTGCCGGACCCAGTAGTCGACGAGCTTCACCTGCAGCGGGTCGAGCCCGAGGGTCTGCATGACACTGACCGCGGCGGCGTTGTACTCGGTGCGCTGTGTAGCGGTCCATCCGTTCTCGTCGAGCTGCTTGATCTCGACCCGATCCTGGATGATGGCGTCACGGGCGAGGTCGATGCGCTCGGCCTCAGCCGGCGACGCCGCCTTCCAGAAGGATCCGGCGCGACGGTCCTCGAACGGGATGCCGGTCAGCATCCGCCACAGCCCGCCGTCCTCGGTGTCGCGGGCGTGCGGCTCGATGGTGGTGGAGGAGAACAGCTGGGCCTTCGCCACCTCGTAGGAGTGTGCGGTCAGCGCACCGGTCGCCTGGTAGGCGATGGCAGCAGAGTGCTGGCTGACGTTCGACCGGGTCGCCTCGTCGAACGACATCCCGTTGATGACGGGGTTGTCCCCGGCGGAGTGGGCCTCGGCGAACTGCAGGACGCCTACCTGGTTCTTCCTCGGGTCGGCGTGGCGGGACTCGAACCGCCACGACTTAGACATCGAGTAGCCGGTGCCGTCCTGGTTCGGGTTGTAGAACTGGGAGTTGATCCGCTCGTTGATCTCGTTGCGGAGATCGGAGTCCAGCCCGGAGTTGTCGAAGACCTGGGTGAAAAGAATCGGCATCTCGACCGACTTGTGGTCGATGCTGCTGGTCCTGTCGTTGAAGCCACCGGACTTCAGCACGTCCCCCACACGAGCACCGGGCGTCATCAGGTAGACGATCATCGAGGTGGCGATCTTCGCCTCCACCGATGCGGGGTCCGCCATGTTGTCGACCCACGACGGGTCGACTGTCTCGGCGTTGGTGAGGGCGAAGCCGTCGAGCTGGCTGCGCAGGGCCTCGGTGATCCGCTCGGAGTTGAGGATCTCGTCGGCTGCGGTGACCTGGATCCTCGGAGCCTGGGCTGCGATCAGCTTCAGGAAGTCGACGGCTGTGGTGGCGTCGACACCGAGGAAGGTGGCGACGTCGTCGGTGAAGTCGATGCCGAGGAACTTGAACGCCGACTGGTGGTCGACGATCATCCCGTCGGTCGACTCCTTGCTCATGGCGTCATCGAGGCTGCCGACGCCGTCGATGTCCCAGTTGGTGAGGAAGCCGTGCTCCTTGCCCTGGTAGGTGGGGAACTGGATGCGGTCGGGACGGGCGGTGAGCTCGTACTTCTGCCCGTTCCACTCCAGGACCTTCTTGTCACCGAGAACCTGTAGGTCGATCTCGAGCCGGACGGACAGGCCGTAGTTGGAGCGCGGGTTGAACTCCACGACGGTCCCTGTGTGGGATGTAGCGTTCGGGTTGCGGGTCGAGGAGAACACGGCCATGTTCGCCGGCTCGTGCTTGGCGGGCCGGGTGACGCGCTTCTGTGTCATCACCTTGTCCCAGTCCGGCGCCTCGTGTCCGTGCCGGTACAGCAGCACGGTGTCGCCGGGTCCGACCAGCGGGATCATGTCCCCGGTGCCGAAGTCGTCTCCGGCCTGGGGCAGGACGGAGCCGGCGTGCAGCTCGAGCCGGTCGATCATCCGGTCGAAGTAGAAGTCGAACTCGGTATCGAGGTGGGCACGCTCGGCGGGTGTGAGCTTCTTGCCCTGCTCGGTCTCGGGACCGTGCGCCATGTCACGCAGCATCTGTCGGCCCTCGGGGTCGTTCTTGAAGCCGAGCACCTGGTTGCGGACCCGTGTGATCTGGGTCTTGTGGATCCGGTCGTCGGTCATCTCGTCGACCGGGACGTTGAACCCGGCCAGGTAGTTGGTCGGCACCAGGTTCAGGGTCTCCGCGATGGCGTGCAGACGCGGGTTCTTGAAGTCGACCCACAGCGAGCCTTCTTCGACGTTGAGCCCCTGGACGTTGAAGATCGCCAGGTGCGAACGGGGTGACACGCCACGAGTGGCGGTGAGCGAGGAGATCAGGGCCCGCTGGTTCTGGAACCGGGGTGTGGTGATCGCAGGCTGGTAGACGTGTCCCGAGCCGGCCATCCTGATGTAGTCGATGGACTCCATGAACTGGGTGGCCTCGACACGCATGTCAGCCTCACCGTCGGTGGCACCGAGGACGATGGTGGCACCCTGGTCCGCGATGTAGTCCAGACGCTCCCGCATCTTCGCGGCGTTACCACGGAACGAGTCGAGCTCGACGACGACCAGGTCGCCGGGTGCGATCCGCTTCGCACCCGAGGACGTGGACAGGGTGACCCCGGAGATCAGCCCTGCGTTCGCGTCGGACGCCTGGTCCTCGCGGAAGATCCAGCCGGACCGGCTGCCCTTGACCTCGAGTGCCGCCTCGAGCTCGTGGAGCAGCATCTTGGACAGCTCCATGTCCTTGTTCTTGCGGGAGCCGAAGAACGGCAGCCCGCCTGCCGTCCAGTCCATCGAGATGTTCTCGGCACGCAGCATCAGGTCCGCTGTCTGCAACGCACGACCCAGGTTGGTGCGCGGGTTCCAGCCGCCCTCACCGGTCTGTCCGTTGTAGTTGGCGCGGTCGTCCCAGATCTCCTCGCGCTTCTCGGCGAGGTACCTGATCTTCGCCTCGTAGGCGTTGCGGGTCTTCTCGTCGAGGTAGGCACGGGTCTGCAGCGTCTGCTGCCGGGCACGGTTGGCGATCCTGGTCTCCGGCAACGGCTTCGACTCGCCGTTCAGCCCGTGCTTGAAGTTCTCCAGCATCTTGGTCGACACGCCCCGGTACGCGGGGACCTGGGACAGGTCGGCGGACAGCACGTCGTCGAAGACGCGGGTGGCACCCTGGGTGCCCTGCTCACCGAGCATCGAGTTCAGCACCGTGTCGGAGGGCATGTACAGCTTGGCGTCGTCGATGGGGAGCGCGACACCGGGGTTGGCCTGCTGCCAGGCGATCACCTGCTCGGCGGTCCACACGAGCCGGTCGCCTGTGCCCTGTGCCTTGCCGACCACCAGGTGCTGAAGCTTCATGTCCTTGTAGACGGCGTTGTAGAACTCCGGCTCGAGCATCCCCTTCGAGCCCTTCTCGGGGTCACCGAGACCGAGCTGCTTGGTCAGCATCTCCTGGGTCTTCATCCGCAGCACATGGGACAGGTCGGTGGCCCAGTCGTTCTCGATGGCCTTGCGCTCGGCGTGGGTCATCGTCTCGATGACCTCGATGGCGGAGCGTCCGAGCTTCGAGGCGTCCAGGCCCCACGCCTGCATCACCGGGTTGATGGAGCCTTCGGTGAACCAGAGCGTGGCGTTCAGGGACTCGGCCCGATCCGAGTCACGCTTGAAGCTGGTGCCCTCGAAGAACAGGTTGTTGTACCAGGTGCGGCCCTTGTCGGACTCCTCCTGGGTCTCGACCGGCTGCATGTCGGGATGGAAGAACTCGATGTCAATGCCGGCCACGTCACTCGGGTCGACACCGGAGGCTTCGAGCGCGACCTTCAGCCGGTCCAGGTGGATCTCCTTGTAGCCGGAGGCCACCGCGTTGTCGTTGGTGTGGAAGACGTGGCCGAGGTTCAGGTCCGAGGCCAGCAGGTCGATGGGTGTCGCGTCGAGGTAGGTTCCCGGCTGGTAGTGGCGCAGCATCACGCGGGCAGCGAAGCGGTTGTTCAGCTGTGCCAGTGGTCGCGCGACCGCACGGTCACCGGGATGGGTCACCTCGACGTCGTCGAACAGCGACCTGTTCAGGTCGCTGGCCTGCAGCGTGACCTTCGACAGCAGCTCGGCACCCGGTACCCGGAAGGTGCGCCTGGTGGCAGCCGACTTCGCTGCCTGACGCTTCGGCGCGTTGCCGGTCATCCCGATCACCGGCTTTGCGGCGGCGGAGTCGAGCCGCTGGTTGGCCTCGATGGAGGCTCGTGGGATGTCCCCGGTCCACGGGCCGTACCGGAAGTCGGGGTACAGGTTCAGCTCGATGGTCTTCTTCAGCTCGGTCGGGCTGGGCGGGATGTCACCCTGCAGCCCGGCCCACCTGTGCATGTCCCGACCGGCCAGCAGCAGCGGCTTCGTCGGGTCCAGCAGCGTGTCGGCCAGGTAGGCGTACGACGTGTCGTAGTAGCGGGTGTTGTCGGGCCTGGTCGCGTCCGGGTACGGGGAGACCGAGATGCCACCGGAGCCCATCGACACGATGTCGTCGAGGAACACGGTGATGGTGGCACGCGACAGGTGGTTCCACTCCGAAGCCGACAGGTCCACCTGCCCGGAACGGGACTTGTCCTCGAGCTGGCCGGACAGCTTCATCATGATCTGGATGGTGGACTGCGACTTCCGGCGGAACTTGTCCGGCGCGGACATGATGTACTGGATGATCTCCCGCTGACGGTCGGTCTCGGTCAACGGATCGGAGTGGAAGGAGAACATGTCGACGGCCTGGCCGGCTGGGTCGTCGGAGCGCAGCAGCTCGACACGGGCCTCGAACTTTTCAAGGTCGGCACGGGCGCCCAACGTCTCACGCTCGATCTTCTCGACCTCGTGGATGTCCAGGCCGGGCACGAGCTTCGCCTCGATCTGGGTGATCTCGTCGTTCATCTCCCCGCGACGCTGTGCCACCAGCTGGTCCAGGGCAAGATCGGTGTAGGCGAACCGCGCGGCTGCCTCCTTGACGTCCTCACCGGGCCGGGCACCGAAGCCCAGCAGCCCTGCGGTGCGCTGGATCCGGCGTGCCGCATGAACCTCGGACATCACCTGCTTCAAGGTGGCGTCCCCGGTGCCGTCGGGGACCGAGGCGATGGCCGCGGCGTCCTGCACGATCTTCGCCACCGTGCGGAACGCCCGCTGCGCGGCACGCTCGATCTCGGAGGTGGACAGCGTGTGGTTCGCACCACTGGTCTCCGCGATCACGATGTCGTTGACGATCCGCTGCACCGAGAAGTGGCCCTTGTGGTTACGGGCGGTGGCTTCCAGCATCGCGCAGTAACGCATCGCGGAGTCGTTGTCGATGCTGTTGTCGTGGGCGAACATCTTCTTGTAGTGGTCGCCCTCGAGCAGCGACTTCAGGTCCTTGCCGACCAGCATCTGGGTGGTGAGCCTGCCTTCTGGGCCACGCTCCATCACCTGCGGGAACAGCACGGACCTGGCCATCGGCCTGGTGTCGGGGTTGGAGAACAGCGCCAGCGCCTTGGCCACCGACTCTGCTGTCGGGTTGCCCTCGGAGTCGACCGGCATCTCCCACTCGACCTGGCGTCCGTCGTCGTCCATCGTGACGACGCCGTCCTTGGCGAGCTGCGACATGTTGCCGCTGATCGCGTCGAGGTTCACCGCCGTCATGGACGCCTTGAACCGCTCGTAGTTCGTGACGTAGTCGTAGGCGTCGCGCTGTGCGTCGAACGCACCAGCCGGGTCCACGTTGTCGGGGTTCTCGCCCTTGGTGTGGGCCTTCGGGTAGAACCCGCGGACCGCTCCGATGACCTGGTACATCATCGCCTGCGGCCCGAGCCCCACGTTCATCTCGCGGGAGTTCTTCAGCGACGCCACGAACGCGTCGTAGAGCCTGCGGTCCTCGGTGGTGGCCGTGACATTGGGTGCGCCGGCGTCGGACTTCAGGACCCGCTCGATGGCGAGGTACACCTGGTTGTCGGACCGCTGGATGTTCTGCTCCTCGACCAGGTCCTTCTTCAGGTACTGGGCCCCGACCTCGAGGGAGGCGATCGCCTCACGCTGGGTCACGCCCTTCATGCCGGTCGACCAGCCACCGTTCGCCTTGTCCGCATCGAAGGCGGCGGAGTCGTCGTACCAGCCGACGATGGGTGCCTGGTTGCCACGGATCCCCGGCGTGGTGTTCACCCAGCGGAGGAACTGCTCCAGGTTCTTGGCGTTCTGGAGCTCGTGCATGAACTTCGTCATCAGCAGCCCGCCGTCTTGCTGCATCTGCGGAGACAGGTCGTACATGATCTTGAACATGCGGCGCTCGAGCTTGTTGTACCGGCGACCCTGGTGACCGTCCGCATCCTTCTCGGTACGGGCGTGCATGCCCAGTGACTCCCACTGGGCCAGCATCACGTTGCGCCAGTAGTGCATCTCCGCCTCGTCGGCGTTGGTGATGGTGAACATCTTGTAGACCCAGTTGGCGATGTACAGGTCGTCACCGCGACGCTCGAAGACGGCGTTCGCGGCGGCGTCCGGGATCAGCGCCATCACCTTCTCCGCGAACGTCGGGTTCTGGTCCAGCATCCGCTGCACCATGTCGAGGGTGAGCTCGTCGACACGACGCCCGGACAGCTCGGAGAACTTGAACAGCGCCTCCCGGACATCCTTGTGCGAGTTCTTGAACGCCTCCGAGGCCCGGTAGTGCGCATCGGAGAACTCGCCGTTCAGGTGGTGCGCGTTGTAGTCGTTGCCGGTAGCGATCTTCTTGTCGAGGGTGATGCGGTTGTGGCCCACCGAGATGATCGAGTCGATGACGCTGCGGTACGGGGACACGTCGCCGGCTGCGACCTCGGCCACCGAGTACGGCATGTTTGCCGCCGACTCGCGTCCCAGGTAGGCGGCCTCGTTCTTCAGCTTGTAGTCCTCGGACTTCCGCTCGCCCTCGTCCTTGGCGGTGTAGAACCTGACGTACTGCTCCACACTGATGTGGGGTCCCATCAGTCCGGCTGCGTCACCGATCAGCGTGAACAGCTGGAACGCTCCGAACACCTCGACGAACGCCCGCTGCGCGTTCAGGCCGGAGCCCTTGACGCCCTGGCCGTCGGGCTTCGTCATCGCCCGCAGCCGGGCGTGCTTGGCCTGCAGCTCCGGTGAGATCTCGAAGATCGCGTCCTTGGCGACACGGTCCCGGCGCAGCTCCTGCTTCAGCAGCATCTGCGCCAACGTGATCTCACGTCCGGTGGTCGTCACGTTGCCGTCGGAGTCGATGTCGTAGTCGAGGACCGCGACGTTCGCCACCACCGCCATCGCCTGGGTCTGCGACAGCGCCGGATCCAGGTCGGTGGCGTTGTCCGCGAGCGCCTTCAGCTGGGCGATCACCCGTGCCGTGATCTCGTCTACCCCATGCACCCGGTCCAGCTCGGACTGGGTCGCCATAGCCGACAGCAGCTCGTACTCGGAGGCGAGCGCATACAGCTCGGCACGCTGCGTCGGGTTCGCGGACGACTGCACGGAGGCGGACAGGGAGGTGTAGTGGAGCTTCTGGAACTTGCGGAACATCAGGTCGCCGGCCAGCCAGTTCCCGATGGTCTGACCGGTGGTGGCGGACCGTGCGGCCCGGCGCTCCCGTGCCTCGGACACACGCTTCACCGGGCGGCCCTTCTTCACGGTCCCCGGTGTCGGGCCGAGCATCGCCCGGTAGGAGGCGTAGTCCTCCTGGAACGCCTGGAACTGGGCCCGCACCAGCTGGTCCATCCACAGCCACTCGTTGCTCAGGTTGCCCCTGGCGAACGTGTTGATCGGACCGTCGGCCACCTCGAGCAGCCCGTCCATCAGGACGCTGCGGGCGTCACCGTCACCGGTACGCACCGCAGCGAAGAACTTGGCGAACACCGGATCGAGGATCTCGTCACCGATGATCGCCTCATACCGGTTGCGGATCGCCTCGGTGACCGACGTCATCGCACCCGTGGCGGCGTTCACCAGCGCCGGCTCCGTGGACGTCAACGCCTCCTGGATGTACTGCACCACCCACTTCTCGTACTTCGGGGCCTTCACGTTCACGCTGGTGCCGGCCCCGAGGAAATGCATACCAGCACGAGCCGACACAAACATGTCCTCGTCCAGCAGCAGCTGGTTCTGGGTCCTGATCTTGTCGCCGTCGTAGTCGCCGCGGATCGCCGGAAGGATCGCGTGGCTGATCTCCAGGACGTTGTCGGAGTTCGACACCGTCAGCTTCAGTGACGCCTGCGGCACCAGCACCTGGTAGGAGCCCGACTGGTCCTGCGGGTCCCTGGTCACCACCTGGGACACGGCGCGCGCCAACGCCATCCGCTCCTCGTCGGTGGTCACCGGGACACCGTTCACATCACCGGCACGCCGGTTGAACGCGTCCCGGAGGAACTGGTTCAGCCCCTCGGTCTCCGCCGCACGGGCCGCAACCGAGGCGTTCGGGTCGTACATGCGACCCACCCGGTCGTCGATCTCGGCACCCAACGCCTGACCCAGCCGGATCATCTCGTTGATCTGCTTGGTCTGCTGCTGGATCTTCGCCAGGTCGTTCTGCAGCCCCTCGTCGGCGGGCTTCTTGTCGAGGTCGGCCTGCTTCAGCACCTCGTTGTTCTTCAGCAGCGTCAGCTGCTCGGTGATACCACGCATCCGGTTGCCGAAGTTCCGCATCAGCTGGGCACCGGAGGAGACCACCGCATCGGAGGGGACGCTGCCGCGCAGCAGCTGCCCGTTCGCATCGACCTGGCCGGCATCCTCGATCTGGGTGATGACGAACGGCTGGTCGGTGTGCGGCGCGGAGTTCTTCAACGACTCCGACCTGGACGTGTTGATCGCGTCGACCACCTTGTTCACGCCTGCGACACCTGCGGTGAAGTCCGCAGCCCGGTCGTCGGCGTACTTGGTGAACGCAGCCTTCGCGGTCTCCCGCTCAAGCTTCCCCATCTGCGCCTTCGCACGCTTCTCCGTCGGCGTCATCGACGCCAACGCCTCATCGGAGAGCACCTCGCCACCGGTCTGGAAGTAGTGAGCGATCTTCACCTGACCGTCCAGCTTCTCGTCCGCCGTCGGGGAGTGGGCGTTGATGCCCAGACCCATCCCGACACCACCGGCAGCCCCGTAGAGCCCCGAGTTCACCATGTCCTGCATGCTGCCCACGCCGTGACCGTGGGAGTACGACTCGAGCGCAGACTGGATCACCTCCTCGGTGCCCTCGCCGAACCCGTTCACCAGCGCCGTGGTGAACCGCCGCTCACCCTGGGCCATCGACTGTGCGGCCCGGTAGAAGTCGTCGGCCTTCAACGCACCCTGGCCGACCTCCTTCCCGCGCAACGCGATCACCCGCGTGCTCAGACTCGAGATCGCCTCGGACGGAGCCAGCAGGGAGATCGTGCGGTACCTCTTGCCGACCACCTGCCCGACATCGTCGGTGATGTACCGGTAGCCCGACTCGATCTCCTCCTTGCCGCCGGCCTCGAGCGCAGCCTTCTGCGCCGCAGTCCTTCCACCGGCCCACGTCGGCAGCACATCACGGGCCACCGCCCTACCCGAGACAGCCGTACCGAGAGTGCCTACGGCTCCCGGTGCGGCGCCCATCTGGCTGAGCCCCGCAGCCTCACGACCAGCCCACGACTTCGTCAACAGCCCTCTGGCGAGACCGATCTGCGCCACATCGACACCGATCTTCGCAATCCCAGCCGCACCCTGGGACGGGCTGAAGTGCCCCGCCTCGTCCTTGAAGACGTTGTCGAACCCGCCCTTGTTGTAGTCGAACTGGGAGCCACCGGTCAGCGCCAGCTCCGCCGTCTCCCCTGCGACAGTGGAACCCATCTGTGCCATGTACAGCCCGCGACCGATCGGGGACGCGAACTGCAGCGCACCGTCACCGAGCGCAGCACCGACATCGGCCACCTTCACCCACGCCGGCGTCGTCGACTTCCCGGACTTGTCGGTCCGGTAGAACGCCGACTCGCCATCACCCACATCACCCTGGGACCAGTCGTACAGCCCCTGCTCGGTGTTCTGCAGCGGGGAGATCAACCGGCCCGCGAAACCACCCCACTGCTGGACACCGGTCGAGATCCCGGCACCGGAGCCGTACTGGTCCGTGGACAGCGCCGTGATCTCGTACGCCCTCGCAGCCTGCTCCGTCAGACTGTCCTTGTTCAGGAACGCGCCGACGCCACCGACCAGCGCACCGATGCCGGCACCCACCGGGGCACCCACCGCAGCACCCACACCGAAGAACGTCGAGCCAATCGCCGCACCGACACCTGTACCCAACGCCGCGCCACCCGCGGCACCACCCAGGATGATCGCCTCATCGGTCGTTCCCTCCTCGAACTGGTGCGCCGTGTCCTTCACGTCCGCGTTGAACTCCATCGCCTTCAGCTGCTGCGGGATCTCGACGTTGTCCTTCTCCCGCTGCGCCTGAACCTCACGACCCAGGTGCTGCAACGGGTCGGAGGCCGAGAACGCGTGCGCCTTCTGGTCCTTGCTCAACGTCCACGTGGACATCGCAAGGTTCGCGGTGTTCTCGTCGAACCCGCCGTCCTTCTTGTCGTACATGTTGGCGACCTTGTCGCCGTTGACGTAGACATCCCCGTACTTGAACTGCGTCCCATCGGTACCTGTGTGATCCCAGGTGACGATTCCCGTCGCATGCTCCTGCTCGAAGTACGTGTTCGCCGTCCCCTCCTCCAACGCCTTGTTCCACTTGGACATGTAGTCACTCACGAACTGGTTGTCATACCCGTTGTTCGTGCCGTCGAAGTTCGCACCCGTGTACCAGGACTGCGCTGCACCCGTGTACCCGATCTCCGGGTCCGTCACCCACGCACCCAGCTTGGACGAGTCGTACATCGGGACGCCGGCGGCCACACCACCACCGGCCCGCGCAGCCTGCTGCATCCCCTCGGGGGCAGCAGGGTTCTGAGACTGACCCAGCCACGGCTGCAACGCACTCGAGTCGTACTTGCCCACCACTACTCCTCAGGCATCGGGGAAGCTGAGCCTGAGGCTACTCGTCAATCAGCCACACAGACACTGACCGTCACATCCGTGTCGACCGGCGAACGCTGATGCAACGCAACAACCGCCACATGGAAGCCGGTCGGACAGATCGGACCAGCCGGACCCGGTATCCCCTGCTCACCGGTTCTACCGGTGCGACCGGGCCGTCCCGGCTTCCCCCTGAAGCCAGGACGACCCTGACGACCCGCTGGTCCAGGCGCCCCCCGCACGCCTGGGCTACCGTTGACGCCGTCCACACCGTCGCGACCCGGATTCCCCGTACGGCCAACGCGACCCTGCGGACCCTGGGGACCCTGCCGGCCACGCTCCCCCTGCTGGCCGGCAGGCCCTTGCGGTCCCGGTACTGAGACGACCGTAGTCACCTTCTGTGACGCAGGTTCAGAGGCTTCAGTCCCGACCATCGCAGCACCGAACGCCAAGACTGCCAGGGCACCGGCTGCGATGTAGCCGAACGGGGAACGCGTGAGGATCACTTCTCGTCCTCCTTCTTGTGCTTCGCATCCGAGTTGTAGTCCGTACGCCCAGCCAGGAAGCCAGCCAGCAACCCGATCAGCGTGGACAGCACCTCGGTGATCTGCCTCGACGCAGACGAGGTGTCCACACTCGGATTCACGATCTCCACCACCACGATCGTGCCCATCGTGCCCACCACCATCAGGCAGATCGTCACAGCGATCATCAGCACCATCAGGTCACCCGTGCTGCGATCCCTCAACCTGGGACGATCCCGACGATCCATGCGCTCAGCCTCCCACCTACACGGCTCTCACGGCTCACCCGCAGGAGCCCAGGCCGTCACAAGGCTTCCAGCCCTCTCCTGGTGTCGCACAAGCGTCGAAGCTCGAAGGCGATTCCGTCGAAACCCCAAACTCCGTGCATCTGGAGCTGCATCTGGAACACGGGAAAAGTTTGCGGGAGGTTCCAATATAAACAACATAAACAAAAGAAACAATCTATTCCCCCTTATTATATATATATATGGGTATTAGGATCCATTTGGAATGTAATAAGTGAAACATTTGTTTCGTTTGGTTGATTTCTTTTTGGTTGGTTATCACAGTGGTAACTGATGTCTCATGTGACTTAGGAGTCAACATGGATTTTGGAGATGCGCTCAAGGCTAGCGTTATCGCTGGCATGGATCCCATGAATGGGATGATGCGCTCGCTGATGGCGTCGACTATTCGTGAGAAGTCGGTTGTTGTCGATGGTCAGGTCATGGACAACATGGATCGGTTGCGTAAGGCAATCGAGGAGATGAAGTCTGCTGGTTCGGACCAGAAGATCATCGACGCTTATCAGCGTATGCTGGACAACTACACGAAGTAGTTGGGATCGAGTGTGGCTTCCAGCTTATGCTGGGAGTCATGCTCTTTTTTTCACAATGCGTATGCGTTGATGAGAAGACACAACATGACACAACATACTTTCACCTAGTCTCGTGACGTTTGCGCCCAGGCTACTGGGCGAGGGATTGTCACAAGACAAGGTGTGCATGCGCAATGTGGTTGTTAGAGCATGACGGATTTTATGACACAGTCATAATGTGGTTTGCCACGCTCGATCATATTCTTATCGCAATGCATTGCGTATCAGCATTGTCACAGCGGTAGCTGTGTCTCGAGCTGTGCTCGGTTCACTGGGCAGCGAGGGCACCGAGCTGATTGGGCCGGCGGTGTGTAGACACCTGGTGTAGTCACCCTGTGTACAACTGCATCTGTGCAGGTCAGGCGGTGCATGTGGTGTGTAGACACCTTCTCGTATCTAACCTCATCCCTAGGTGTATGTTGTACACCTTCTGGTGAGATTGGTATGTGAAGGCTGTCTACATGCACCATGTGCCGTCTGACCTGCACGTTTGCAGTTGTACACAGGGTGTCTACATGGGGTGTCTACATCCCTGTTTGCCGGCGATTCATTGCAGCATTCGTACACATCGTGTACGTTGTGTCCATGACTATGAACACAACGATCACTGCTCGTGTTGCCGCCGACGTGCGCTCGTCTCTCGAGACAGCTGCACGTCTGAAGGGCTGGACTCTGTCCAAGTACGTGGACCACGTACTCACCACACATGTGGTGGACCTTGGGATGTTGAGTCCGGCCAGCATTGGTCCGGTCCGTCACAACGCTTTGCCTGACTCGAAGTATGTGCGAGCTCAGGTACTCGCTGATCTTCAGCGAGAGTATGAGGCTTTCATCGAGCGAGGCGTTGATCCTCGTCAAGCGAGGGCCAACACCGAAGCGATGGTAGCCATGTATGCATCGAGAGGCGTGTCTATCTCATTCGATGATCTAGGTGTGGAGTAACACCACTTGCACACGTGTGTGCTGTCGCTATGCGTAGCGCCGGCTCATGCGTGAGCCGTGGTTATGCGTAACCACAGGATACGTATTTCCTTTTTGGTTTGGGGGTAAAGGGATTGAGATATCTAACGATATCTTGAGAGAGAGATTGGGAGATCTCATGTTGGAAGCTTTGGGTTTCATGGCATTGGCGACTGTGATCGCCGTGCTCGCACTGTTCGTGATCGCGCTGAAGCGTGATCTCAACGAGTGCGAACTGGGCAATGTCCAGCTCCTGTCCGACGTTGCGATGAGCAACGCCCGCAACAGGGAGTGGGAGCGTGACATGCTCGGCACTGTCCATGCTCTTGAGCAGGCAGAAGCCGAGGCTGCTGTATGGCATGAGCGTTCCGATGCGTTGGCAACTGCCAACCTCGAACTGGTTGAGTCCGTGACCAACCTCGAGACCAGCGTCGGTACGTTGCACGCTGAGCTGGTGAAGCATGAGCTTGCTCGTGCTGCCAGCGCAGCCAGGCGCAGCGGTGACCCGCGGAAGCGGGTCAAGGCGTGACCAAGCAGGCGGCACGGATCCATGCCACGTTCGTGGCTGGGTTCGTGCTGCTCTGCTGCCTGATTGTTGGCGTACTGCTGGTGATGTCGGGAAAGGACAGCAACAGCCAGTCGCCGGCGATCCACCCTGGATCCTCGTTGCGTCAGCCGTACGGCGGATGCGATGAGGCGTGGCGGTACCCGCATTCCCGTGGGTATCGAGACTGTCAAGCGTTGGGACTGGTTCCATGACGGAGCAACTGCGTGACCAGCTGGGGTCCGAGGCCCTGGCTGTGGCTGAACTCCTGCGGCGTGGCATCAGCATCGGTGACGATGCGATGCCACAGTCGCACGGATGCACCCTGTGCATCTGGCATCTGCGTAGTGATGGCCACGATCTCGACGGTGGTTCGGCGAACTCCTTGCTGAGCAACCTCGAGTCTGGCTACTACGGTCAGGACCCGCAGGGTCTGACGCTTCATCCCCTCGGGGATCAGTAGAACTGTCCAGCCATCTGAGTGCTGGGCCGCATGCCGATAGACCGTGACCGGGTCGGTATGTGTAGCGAGTCACGGGATCAGCGACAGCCTGTGTCCTCCGGGGGGTGGACACAGGCTGTCGCTCAGTCACGAGCGGACCAGCCGCTCACCTACATCGGAGGTAACCGATGGCGTACCACCCGTTCACTGACTACGACCAGTCTCCGTTCACGGAGGCTGAGCTCGTACGTCATGCTCGGTTGCTCAACCACATCACTGCCAGCCATGACGCTTTCGCGCATGCTGCAGTGGTGAGGCTGGAGCATGCGAACGGCCGAGCATCCTCGGCCCAGGTTCGCAGCGCCGAGCGCCATGCTCGGGCCCACAAGGATCGTCTCCTTGTGGACCTGGGCTTCGGTCGGTACGGGGACTAGCGTCCTCTGGCAGTCACCGTGAGGTGGCTGCCCCACGATCAGCAGGCCGAGCCCAAGGGGAAGGGCTCGGCCTGCTTGTTCTGTCGTACCTCTGCGGCAGGATGACGTTGCAACGGAAGGAGTGGCTATGCCACCGAAGAAGAAGGCGGACGAGACCGCCGCGGACAAGCCCAAGCGCACGCGCGTGGTGCTGTCCCCGGCGGAGAAGATCGCCAAGCTGGAGGCTGACCTCGAGGCTGCGCGTACGTCGCAGCACGAGGCGGAGCAGAAGCAGATCGACAAGCTCCTCGAGCGTCGCTCGAAGCTGACCGATCGCATCGCGGAGCTGGACGTGAAGGTTTCCGACCTGAACGAGCAGCTTCAGCTCCTCGGCTACGACGAGCCGACGCCCGAGACCGAAGAGGTCTGAGGTGTCGACGCCGTCGGCTGTCATTGCCGACGTGCGTCAGCTGCTGGCCGGCGAGCCCGTGTTCCTTGCGGGCTCGCTGGTGGCAGCCGATGTGTACGGCATGGGCAATGCGTTCACCGATGTCGACCTGTTCTGCCCGACTGGCAACGTTCTCGTTGCTACCGGGCAGCGACTGCTCGACAACGGATACAGCTTCGTCGATCGGTTCGATCGTGTGTGGGCGAGGTGGCTGCGCTACGGGTTCAAGACGTGGCACACCAACTCGTTGAAGCTGATGTCACCTACGGGTGTCGAGCACAACCTGGTGTACAAGCTGACCGATGGGCACCCGACCACCAGCCTTGGGCAGGTGATCGAGTCGTTCGACTTCGGTCTGCTGGGTGTGGGCTGGGATCTGGAGACAGACACGTTCCGTGACATGCGGAGCTACCTGTTCCCGGACATCTGGGCTGCATCGCAGCAAGCATCCCGGTCGATGCTGCCGTTCAAGGCGAGCGCGCAGGCTCGGATGCCTGCCGCGCAGATAGCTCTGCCGATGATGCCCTCGAAGAGGGCGAACTGGCGGGCTGGTTTCATCAGCCAGTACAACGGGTTGCGTGAGGTCGGACGCTATGCCAAGTACCACGGGTATGGCTACGACCTGAGCCTGGTCAAGGCTGACCTGGTCGAGGGTTACTGGGGGGCGAGCAGCTACTTCACCACGCACTTCGATGCGGAGAAGCAGATGCTTGGCAAGATCTACGAGGCGATTGCCCTGCACATCGAGGGTGACAACATCTCCGAGTTGGTCCAGGCGAGCAAGACCATCGACTACAAGGACAGCCTCGACTCGATCATGGAGGCGTTGGAATGAGAGCCGCAACCAAGAGTGTGCAGCTCGTGTTCGGTCTGCTCATCGTGTCGGCCATGATCCTGTGGGTCGTGGCTATGGCACAGATGGCAGGCCGAGCATGATGGTGTCACTGATCGTGGACGTGGACACGGAGAACACCGAGGCTGATGTGGCTGAGCTCTGCTCGAGGATCGAGCAGCAGCCCACCATCGAGGTGACCACGCATCAGGGGATCACGTTCGACGTGACGATCCTGAGCAGCGAGAGGATGGACTGATGTTCTGTCCTGAGTGTCGCCGCATGTGGCAGGGCACCTGCCCTACGCATGGGCGAGTTGTGTCGGTGGTCGACGATAGCCTGGACCTGATGGTTCAGGCAGCGTCGGCCCCCAACCTGGCCAGCCTGTTCAAGGCAGCCAAGGCCAGCGGTGCCATCACCGCTGGCAAGGAGTACGGCGAAGGATCCTGAGCCGTCGTTCACGAAGGGAACAAGCGCAATGGGTTTCACCACGCAGAACCTGGTCAACGACCGGGTGCTGGTGCAGGGCACGGACGTGTTCGGTACCAGCGGTAAGACCGTGCTCAACGCGGAGCAGTGGAACGAGCTCGGCCAGCGGAAGGACTTCAGCCAGGCTGAGGCCGACTTCCAGGTGGCCGTCGACGCGTTCTTCGCGCCGCTGACCGAGGCCGCGGACGCGGTCAAGGCGAAGATGGAGAAGCCGACGGACTCGATCGGCTACCTCGTCTTCGAGGAGGCGGTCGAGGGTGTGCCGGCCAAGCCGGGCACGCTCATCAAGCTGACGCACGACAGCGTGCTGCTGCGTCTGCTCGAGTCGGGTGACACGGACCGTCTGGTCTGGGTCGACGAGTCCCTCGAGGTTCTCGAGGTGGCCGTGCCGGTGCAGGCGTCGGGTCAGCCGTCGGCTGCCGAGGTCGGCGCCGAGATCACGGGCATCGAGCTCGACGAGGTCTGAGACAGACCCGAGGGCGGCAGGTGTGCAGCCTGCCGCCCTCGTTCAGTCGCTCCACCAGCGAACGGAGATGATGGTACATGAGCGTGTTCGATCTTGAGTCAGTGCTCAAGCTGTACGTCATGGCTATGGCCGGTGACGTGCGGAGCCCGATGCCCCATGCGTTCGGGCCTCCTGGTTGTGGCAAGTCCACGATCATGGAGATGGCCGCAGCACAGATCGGTTGTCAGCTGCACATCGTCAACGTCAGTCGGATCAGTCCGCTGGAGTTGGAGGGTGTGATGATGCCGGTCGACGAGAACACCAGGCTGAGCCTGTTGCACTCGACGCTGTGGACCAACCTCAAAGAGGGAGACATCGTCTTCTTCGATGAGCTGCTTCGGGGTTTCCCCGAGGTGTACAACGGTCTGCTCGACATCTTCACGTCGAGGCAGGTGGCAGGGTTGACCCTGCCGAAGGTGTTCTTGATCGGCGCGTCCAACAGCATCGTGTCCTACGACAAGGCGTTGGAGGACAGGCTGTTGCACCTGCCGGTCCCTGATCCGCGGAAGCTGAAGCGTGAGAAGCGGAAGCTGGCGCAGATCATGGTCGACCAGCTCGGGCTGCTGCCCGAGATGCGGGACTCGTTGGAGATGCAGTCTCTGCTGGACAGCGAGGTGCTGCCCATGTTCGAGATCCTCGACTCGTTGAAGAACAAGTCGTCGTCTCCTGCTGTGCTGAAGGGCAGCAGTGTCCGCAACCTGATCGGTCAGGCTCAGCTTCGTGAGGTGCAGTCAGCTGCGCTGGCGGAGCTGCTGGCCATGAACAACACTCGGGCCATGCAAGTGGGCAAGATCCAGTATGTCTTCCTGACTACTGGCAAGAAGGTCGATCCTGCGTACGGAGCGAAGGCGTTGAAGCTGGTTGGCAACAGCCGGCTGACGCCTGTGCAAGCGCAGAACCTGGACCTCAACCTTCAGCTCTTGGAGCTGGAGAAGATTCGATTCGAGAAGGAAGGAACTGACGACGATGACGACAACGAACCAGAGTTCGCCGACGATCTCCCGTTCTGATCTGAAGGCCAGCCTCGATCTCTTCGAGATCAAGCCGGGCGTGAAGTTCAGCAAGCAGGTTCTGATGGACCTGCTGCCTGACGTGGAGACGGTGCTGTTCTTCGCCAAGGTGTACACGCTGGACTACGTCCAGCTCAGCGACCTGATCTACCAGGTCGTGCGTACGCCATTGGTCGAGGCGCTGATGTCGGGTGACCACAGCACCGAACTGCAGGGCTACCTGCTGGACGGGTTCAGCATGCACGAGGGCCACTGCCCTGTCGCACAGTGGGGCGAGGACGAGGAGTGCTTGTGCTCTCCGGCCTGGTACCCAGGTGTCCTGCTCAACACACCGGAGGCCGGCGCGGTGACCTTCGACCCGGAGGTGCCGAAGGGTGAGATCCTGCCCGAGGTCTGGAAGGACCTCGAGGTGGAGATCGCGAAGGCGATCAAGGACGTGGCTGCGAAGCTGGAGTCCGTGGTCTCGAAGCTGCCCGGTAAGCAGGGCAGCCTGGTGTTCAGGTCGATGATGACGCTGAACCGCAACCGGCCCACCATCGGTGACCACAAGGCAGTGGTTCACCACGATCCCATCAAGGAGAACTTGGTGGTGTTCGATGTGTCGGGTTCGATGTCGGAGCCGACGGTGCGTGCCATCGTCGAGGACGTGGTGGCCATGTCGTACATGGCCAACGCCCACTTCGCCATCGTGTCCGATGGCGTGACGTACTGGGAGCCGGGCACGTACAGCGTGGACGACATCCTCGGTGCTGCCACCTACGGTGGTACGCACTACGAGCAGCTGGCTCCGGTGTTCACCCGTGACTGGGGCACGGTGATCTGCGTGGCTGACTACGACAGCAGCCCTGCTGCCGAGAAGAAGCTGCGTCAGGCGTGCGGTGGTCACCACATCGACACTGTCCTGGACATCAGCCTGGTGAACAGGCCGACGTACCTGTCGGAGTGCATCGGGTGGATGGCCAGCGAGGTGCGTCCGCTGCTGGTCGGTCAGTCGGTGTACGTCGTGGGCTCGTACTACGACGAGCACTACTCGTGAGACTCCGGCGTCCCTGCCTGCTATCAACAGGCAGGGGCGCCGGCCACAGTTCAAGCCGCTGGATCAGCGAAGAAATTTTTCGCGCGTGTGGCGGTACGCAACACACATCATCCAACTCAACGAGAGGGGTGGCACATGGCCACCGGTAAGAACCCGAAGACCGTCACTGTGTACGGTCGCTTGTCGTTCCCGAACTTCGACTACCAGAGGGCAGTCGTGAGGAACGGTACGTCGCAGTACCCGAAGGACGCCGCCGATGTGGCGCCGGACTTCAACCTGCTGCTCGAGCAGGCACAGCTGGACAAGTTCGTGACTCACATCAAGGACCTGTTCCTGCCGTACTGCTTGGAGCAGAGCACCAAGGGTGAGAAGCGTGACGCTCTCACTGCAGCGGAGATCAAGCGGATCCTGAAGATCGTGGACGACAGCGACTGGGGATCCCAGCCGCCGTACATCCCGATCAAGGAGATCGGTGACAAGACGTTGGCCCTCGCACCTGAGTGCGTGGTCAACGTCAAGGTCAACGGCAACAAGGGTACGGACATCGAGCTCAAGGCCATCGTGAACAACGAGGACGAGCTGCTCGTGCCGGACCCGGACCTGCTGCAGTACCCCGTCATCAAGCCCATCGGGCAGACGGTGCATCAGATGTACGGGGGCTGCTACGTGGCAGCGACGCTCAACCTGTACGCCTTCATCAGCGGCAAGCTGCCGGGCTTCAGTGCCTCGGCCAGCGTGGCGGTGTTCAAGGCTGACGGCGACCGCTTCGGCGGCGGCGTCGCTGTCGACGAGGACGAGATCTTCGTCGACTGATCCAGTGTGGCCCAGCCTGTGATGGTTCGGGCTGGGCCACACTCCCATGTTACGAACGGAGAGAGTGATGGTGGAACGCTTCAGTGCCAGCGTGGCTGGCAGGCAGATGGTGTGTCACGCATCTGCCAACTTGGAACTGGCGATCCCAGGATGGGAGCCGCCGGTCGATGACCGTACGGCAGACACCGCTGCCAACAGGGGCAGCGACATGCACGAGCTGTTCGCCAAGATCATGGAGCTGCCGAACGCTGACATGCAGATGATGGCGAAGGCCATCGCCTATGTGGCAGAGCTGCGGGGTAACCGCAGGTTCAAGGTGTTGGTGGAACAGAGCATCAAGGCCACCTGGTTGGCCGGCGCACCGGACACGACAGTGGACCTGGTGCTGTACACGCAGGACGAGATCCATGTGCTCGACCTGAAGACAGGTCGGATCCGTGTGGATGTGGTGGGCAACGAGCAGCTGATGTACTACGCAGCCTGCTTCGCACCTCTTGCGCCGAAGGCCAAGGGTGTGACCATCCACATCGTGCAGCCGTGGGCTGACAACATGGACTGGGCGTGGGTCAGTACCACCGAGCTCGGCCAGTTCATGGACGAGGCTCGTGCTGCTGAGGCAGCGATCATCGCTGGCGACGTGACCTTCGGTCCGTCGGACCACTGCATGTTCTGCCCTGCCAACCCGCATGCGCGTGGGTTGAAGGGCACGCCGTGCTGTCCGGTGATGCTGCAGATTCTGTATCCGTTCCGAGTGGACGAGGATGAGATCCTCGGCCTGTGAAGGAGGCCAGCATGGCTGGACTGATTGGTCTCGACTTCGAGACGTATGGATCGGTGAGCCTGCCGAAGCACGGGCTCGCACGGTACGTGGCGGACCCGAACTTCCAGGCTCTGATCGGGAGCGTGGCATGTGAGGACAGCCGCGGCATCCTGCAGAAGGACACGTTCGACTTCACGTGCAACCGCAAGGTGAGCACGACCAGTCTGCGTGAGGCGATCGGTGATCGTCTGATCGTGGCGCACAACGCCGGCTTCGAGCAGGCGGTGCTGGACTGGCTGGGTCTGGACTACCCGTCGAGTCGGTTCATCGACTCGGCGGTGGTGGCCCGTGCTGCTGGTGCAGGTGGTGGCCTGGCTGCTGCTGCGCCGCAGCTGCTGGGTGTGGACAAGATGGCCAGTGGCATGGATGGCATCAAGCTGTTCTCGATGCCGGGTCTGTGCCAGGAGGCGAACGAGGATCTCGCGTTCGACCCGAAGATCGTCGAGCTCTACCCGGATCAGTGGACGGAGTTCATCGAGTACTGCGAGCTGGATGCGACGCTGTCGTTCCAGCTGGCGAAGCACTACATGGTGCGGCTGACCAAGGCTGAGACCGAGTACATGCAGATGACGATGGACATGAACCGTGCTGGTTGGACGGTCGACATCGAGTCGGTTGAGGAGATGCATCGCCGGTACCTGGAGAACCAGGACGCTGCACTGGCTGAGTTCCGTGCGACGTGTGCGTCGCCGGACCTGAACCTCAACAGCCTGAAGCAGATGAAGGAGTGGTGTGCTGACCGTGGCGTGAAGGCTACGTCGTTCGACGAGAAGCATGTTGCTGCGCTGCTCGGGAAGATCGAGGCGAAGCTGCAGTCTGCTGGGTCGTTGGACCCGGACAAGGCTGCGGGCTACGCCGAGGTGATGCACCTGCTGCAGACCAAGCAGGTGCTGGGTGGCAGCAGCTTGAAGAAGCTGCAGGTCATCCTCGACACGGCTGCCGATGGCAAGCTGATGGACCAGTACCTGCACTGTGGTGCAGGTCAGTCGCTGCGCACTACGGGACGCAGCGTCCAGATGCAGAACCTGAAGCGGCTCGCTGATCCTGCGGACATGAGCACACTGGCTGATCCTGCCTCGGAGTGGGACAACACGACGATGGCGCAGAACCTGCGCCAGGTGTTCACATCCAGCCACAAGGCTGGCCGGCTGATCGTCGGTGACTTCAGTTCGGTGGAGTCACGCGGTCTGGCATGGGCAGCGGGCGAGCAGTGGAAGCTGGACGGCTACCACTTGGGCTACGACATGTACAAGCAGGGCGCAGCCATGCAGTTCGGTGTCACCTATGAGCAGGTGACCAAGGAGCAGCGGCAGTTCGGCAAGGTGGGTGAGCTGAGCTGTGGCTACCAGGCTGGGCCTGATGCGGTGAAGGACTTCGCCGAGAAGATGGGTGTGATCCTGTCGGAGGCTGAGGCTACGAAGATCGTGTGGGACTGGCGTGATGCCAACCCTGCGATCGTTGCGTTCTGGGACAAGCTGGACCAGATGCTGAACGAGGTGGTGGACACCGGTCGGATGCAGGCGTTGTCGCTTGCTGACGGGTACAACCTGTACCTCGAGCCGGTCACCACACCGAAGTCGTTGCACGACCAGGTGGGTGTGACCGTGTCGTCCATCGAGATGCGGGTGCATCACCCTGTGGCAGGGACGCTGTTGAAGCGGTACTTCCACGGGTGCTACCGGCGTGGCCGGAACGTGGCGTACCACAAGCCGTCGGATCGTAAGACCGGCGACCTGTGGAAGAACCACTACGTGGATCCGAAGACCAAGCAGATCCGGTTCTTCGAGCTGTACGGCGGGAAGCTGGCCGGCATCCTGACGCAGTCGCTGTGCCGTGAGATCTTCATGCGTGCAGCGGTGGTCGTGGCGCAGTGGTGTGAGCAGAGCAACCAGCTTCAGCTGGTCGGTCAGTTCCATGACGAGCTGGTGGTGGACTGGGTGCCGACTGCGCAGATCAGTCCAGCCGGGGCGAAGAAGACGTTGAAGATACTGATGTCTGATGCTGCTCCGATGAAGTCGTTCCCGCTCGCGGCGGAGGTCCACTCGGACTACCGCTACATCAAGTGACAGACCAAGAGAGCCGTAGCCCGGCGGAACGGAGTGACGCCGGGCACGGCCCTCTTGGGAGAAAGGAACAAGCAAGATGAGTGTGACACATGTGGTCGGCATAGATCCAGGCCTGGTTCACACAGGCATGGTGAGCATGCTGTTCAACCTCGACAACCAGACGATCAACCTGCTGGACAGGGTGATCGACGGGCCGGATGCACGAGCAGTGCGGGCATCCATCCCGCTGCTCGGGCCGAAGCCGGTGAAGTTCATCGAGGGCTACCGCCCGAGGTCGAACTTCTACGGCGACAACAAGATGGTGCAGACCGTGGCCGAGATGGCACGGGAGATCAAGGCCACCGTCGTACCCAACATGGGTGCCAAGCAGATGGTGAGGCAGCCGTTGATGGAGCTGCTGGGTGTGTGGAAGTTCTCGACTGTCACACACCACCAGGACCTGCGTGCTGCTGCACGCATCGCTGTCTACGGCATGTTGAAGGACGACGAGCTGAACGACCTGATCGCCACCGTGGTACGTGACCACGTCGACGGTCATACGTGGAGGATCACGTAGAAAAAATTTCGCAACCACCAGAGAGGAACAGGCATGACAATGATCGAGCCTCGAGAAGAGGCAACGACGGAGATCGTCGCGGAGGTGATCGACGGTAGACGTGGAGTCTACGGTCAGCCGACCGAGACGTTCGCACGAGTGGCGCAGATCTGGTCCGGTATCACCGGCCACGAGATCAACGCGTGTGACGTGCCGCTGATGCTGATGGGCTACAAGATCCTGCGTACGCAGGTGTGCCCCACGTACAGCGACAACAGTGATGACATCGAGGGGTACCTTGCGATCTTCCGGGAGATCGTGGGTGAGGACATGGTCCACGCCCGGTCGGTGTCTGAGTACCTGGAGAAGCGATGACCGCGCTCGAGTTCTACATCGAGGAGCTGCGTGCAGCACTCGCTGACAACGACACGCGGAAGATCCGCCGGATAGCGCTCAGCGTGATCCACGCCTACGACGCGGAACAGGAGGAAGCAGATGAGCAGCGGCAGAGCGCAGACGATGCAGCTGGTGAAGGACCTGCGTAAGCAGGGGTTCGAGGTGGAGCGCACGGGGTCGGGTCACTGGAAGGTGACCCACCCTGCGCGGGGTGGGTGTGTGGTGATGGCGTTCAGCCCCAGCCATACCGGCCAGCACCTGACGCTGAAGCGTCTGAGGAAACTGGGGTACCGGCCATGACGGAGATCGAGGAGCCGACACCACCGTGGCTGACAGCGAAGATCGACCAGCGCGTGGCGCTGATGCTCGACACGCTGGGCCCGGCTGTGTCCGGGTTCGATGAGTACACCGTGGTGATGACTCCGTTGACCGAGCCGGAGGAGGACGCGACGCCGGCTGAGATCCAGCGGTGGGAGCGGGCCTGCGACAACTGCGGTAGGTACTGCCATGTGGGTGAGAACTTCTTCACCGGCCACCTGGTGCGGAACGTTGAAGGTCACCAGGTGATCTTCATGTTCGGTGCCTGCCCCGAGTGTGCGAGGAAGGGAAGGTCATGACCGAGACACTGGATGCGATCGCATCCCGGATCGGGTTGAGGTTCTTCGACTACCAGATCGAGGCACTCATCAACGCTGGGCAGCAGACCGGGCCGGCGCCCAGGCTGTGCCTGTACTACAAGACGGGTGCCGGCAAGACGTTGACTGCCCTCGCCGCGGTGAAGCGGTGGGGTCACAACGAGGTGGTGGTGATAGCGCCACCCTCGACACACAACGACTGGATGCTGCTCGGGTTCAAGCTGAAGGTCGTGGTCGAGTGCATGTCGCACGCGAAGTTCCGTGCCAAGAACGTCCGGCTGAGCCGGACGAAGGCGATCATCGCGGACGAGTTCCACCTGTTCGGTGGTCACCGTGGTCAGGGCTGGACCAAGCTGAAGCGGTTGGCTCAGGGGTTGGAGGCGCCGCTGGTGCTGGCGTCTGCGACGCCGAACTACAACGACGCGGAGCGGGTGTTCTGCATCCAGTCCATCCTGGACCCGATGTCAGTGAAGGGTGGGTACATCCAGTTCCTGTACGACAACTGTGAGCTCGAGGCGAACCCGTTCGGGCGGGAGCCGCTGGTGGTCGGGTTCATCCGGCACGCCAACGCAGCCGAGTACCTGGCTGCGTTGCCGCTGGTGGAGTACCTCGAGGACGACCTGGTCTACCAGATCGTCGATCACATGGTGCCGACGTACCCGCCGGACGAGCTGACGAGGTACGGGTTCAACCGGCGCAGGCACCGGATCATAGCGAGTGCGATCGAGGAGCGTCACACCCTGGCGTTCCAAGGGCTGGTGGGCCAGGATGGACGGATCCATCAGCACGTGCTCGACCATCTCGACACCATCGGGGCTGTTCGTCCGGTGCTGATCTTCTGTGCCCACGCCACTGTGGCGGAGGCTCTTGACCTGTCCCTCGCGGACGCTGGACTCAGGGTGGGTCTGGTCACCGGACAGACGCCGGCCAAGAAGAAGAGCGCAAGACTTGAAGCATTCAAGGATGGCGTGCTCGATGTGCTGGTAGGGACAGCGACCCTGGCCACCGGCACCGATGGGCTGGACAAGGTGTGTGACTGGCTGGTCATCTTCGATGACACGGACGATGACGCTCTGCGTCGTCAGCTGATCGGTCGGATCATGCCGCGTGGAATGGACGTGGACGCGAGCAGGAAGAACGTCCACCGCCTGGTACTGCAGTGACTTCCTCACCTCGGTGAACGGGGAGGGTTGGCCCGACCCTGGGTCAACACCGAGAGGGAGGAGACGCCTGTGTCTGATGACATCGAGCGTCGTGTCAAGCGACTGCTGGACCAGCTGGAACGTCCGAATCTCCCCGACCACGAGGTCGAGGCGATCAAGGAGAAGATCGAGTTCCTCCGGGGACTGCAGTCGTGAAAGGTGTGGCAGGGGCCGTTGCGTGAAGCGGCCCCTGCCCCACCGGGATGAAAGGAGCACGCATGCTAGAGCCCAAGACCCGGAAGGAGCTGGCTACCTATGCCTTCAGTCTCGCTTCCGGTCATCAGCTGGTGCGCCACCGTGGCGTCACCTATATCCCTGCTGACTATGAGACCCGTGACGTGTCCGTTCCACCGGACATCGACCGTACCATGTGGTTGCCGCTGAGCCTGGAACAGGTGGAGCGGATGGCTGCCGACGAGTTCGACATCTTGTTCGCCAACTCCTCGGAGCTGGTGAACTACGACTACATGGTGGCGCAGAACGCCAGTCACAACGACAAGCCGGTGACGTCGTTGCTGGTCAGGACCCAAGCAGGGTTGAGAGAGCTGGATCACCGTGGTGATCTGGTGGCACCGAGTGGGGACTTCCGTCCCAACACGTTGGTGCCGATGCTGAACGAGGACAAGGCCGACAAGGACTACGTCTTCGAGGTTGTGTCGGGTTGGCTCAACTCCGACGAGGAGGCCGAGTCGTTCCTGAAGCACCTGGCGTCCAGCCTGTCACCAGGCTGGTCGGCAGTGAAGTACATCCTGCTGATCGGTGAGGGCAGGAACGGGAAGTCTGTGGCGTTGAAGATGCTGCAGCACCTGTTCGGTGCGGAGAACGTGTCGAGTGTGACTCGGCAGATGATCTCCGAGCAGAGCCCGGTGGTCACCGAGCTCAACGGGAAACTGCTGAACATCGTCTTCGACGGTCAGGCGGTGTACCTGAAGGACAGTGGAACGGAGAAGTCCCTGATCGCGGGTGAGCCCGTGTCGATCAGGAAGCTGTACGAGTCCAAGTCGACGCAGGTGCAGACGAACGCCTTGTTCCTCGAGGGTCTGAACCGTGAGCCGAAGACGAGCGACAAGTCTGCTGCCCTGCAGAAGCGGTTGGTCCGGTTCCAGTTCCCGAACGTGTACCGGCTGGACCACCGGTTCGAGCGGCGGATGCTGAGCGAGCGGATGCTCGGTGCGCTGCTGTCGCTGCTGGTCGACCGCTACATCCTCGAGGATGCGGTGGCCGGCGAGCTGGCGCCGACGAGTCGTGCGCTCGAGCTGCAGCTTGAGCAGATGCTGGTGAACTCCACGGGTCTGCAGTACTTGAAGTACGTGGAGGACACCGAGCCGAACGGGGTGAACTCCCTGTTCGGTGAGGAGTTCAGTGTGGTCGTGACGGGGTTCAAGTCGTGGCGGCTGCACACCGAGAACGATCTCGGTGGTTGGTCCGAGCCCGACGTGTTCGCTCAGTTCCAGCCGTTGCTGGAGACCGAGCGGAAGTCGGTGAGGTCCAACGAGAAGGTGAGCAAGGTCAGGTTCGTGGTCGGCTTGAAGGAGGAGGCGGCTGCGTTCATGGAGACACAGAGAGCGGAGGATCCACATGACGACATCACTGCCTTGGTGGAGGACTGACGTCTACGACACCGAGGAACGGAACGTGGCGTTCATGAACTACGCCGGACCGAAGGGCACCGCCCTGGTAAGGGTGTGGCCTGATGGTCGGACCGATACAGGCTGGGGACTTACGTCCACGTCCGGTCCGGGGTTCATGGAGAAGTACATGCGTGGCGAGTTCGACGAGCGTCGCATCCTGTACGGCTACCGCCGCGGCAGGTGGGCGTACGCCTACGTGATGCGGTCGGTGCTGCTGGTGTGCATCGACATCGACGGGAAGAACGGTGGGCTCGACCATGCCAAGAGGCTGGGCGTGCTGCCGCCGACGATGGCGGAGACGTCGAAGTCGGGAGACGGGTACCACCTGTTCTACGTCGTCGACGACAAGTGGGATGCGGTCAAGGGCTACGGCCTGCTGAACGATCGCATCGGTGTCGAGCAGGGCGTGGACTTCCGGGCGACCGGATGCGTCTACCACTACGACACGCAGAGGTGGAACGGGAGGCAACCGGCCAAGCTGCCGGACCACCTGTTCCAGATCTTGAACGCACGCGATCAGAAGATCGCTGCGACCGCAGCCAGGATCACGAAGGTCCTGGCGAACGAGGATGAGATGGAGGTATTGATGATGCACGACGAGATCATCGACGACCTGAAGAAGCCGATGCCGCAGGGGAAGCGCAACCAGACCCTGTTCGCCATCGGCAGCCAGATGCAGCAGGCGCAGATCCCTGGCTGGGAGGAGCTGCTGCAGGACAGGGCGCTCGATGTCGGCCTGCCGGCGGACGAGGTCGCCAAGCTGGTGGCCAACATCAACAAGTACGGCCTGCCGTGAGCGACCCGATGGACTGGCAGCCCAAGATCGGCCAGGAAGTGTATGTCCTTGACCCGCTTGGGTATGAGGGCTACGCGGAGGTCGAAGAGGTTCAGCTGAAGCCACACCATTCGGTGCGGGTGAAGATGAAGAGCATCGTCGACCGGACTGACCAGAGCAAGGTGGGCCAGTCCGTATGGGTACTCACCGGTCACGTTCACCTGGTGACGTCATGACCGACGAGTTCCACGCCAAGCAGCTGTCGCTGCCCTGCGCGTGGTGCGGGGCTGCGCCGGGTGATCGGTGCCGGTCGAAGTCCGGCAAGGCGGTGTCGTTCCACTCGCGTAGGTTCTACGCGGCGAAAGCTCAGCTGCGGCGTGAGCAGCAGCCGAGCCAGCGAGGGAAGTGAGACGAGAGCCGGGACCCAATGGGTCTCGGCTCTCTCTTTTTTGGGGGGTACGATCTCGCTCATGGCGTCACTGGATGACCAGAGTCTCCTGACCGAGATCGAGATTCTCTTGAAGAAGAGGTTCGACAAGGAGGAGGCCAACAAGCACCGTATGCCGTCGACGGCACACGGTGCGCAGTCGGCAGCTCGGATCGACCAGCTGGTTCTGCCTGACGAAGAAAGAGCAAAAATGCCATTCACCAAGGACAAGTTCTTGGTGAAGGAGAACCCGCACTTGGTTCAGTGGGAGCGCGAGGTTCGCAAGTTCGAGCGCAACTTGTCGCCACAGACTGGTCACCGCATATCGGCTGTGATGATCTACGAGTGGGCCACAGGGATTCGGGTGGCTGAGCTGATGGCCGATGGTGGTACGGCTGGACCTGATCTCATGAAGATCAACAAGTGCCTGCGCTTCTACTTCGGCAAGCCGTACATGACCTACATCTGTGGTCGCAAAGTGCTGAACGCATATCGGGTTCCACCCGGTTACTACATCCGCCGGCATCGTCCGATGACGCTGACGTTGTACGCGGAGCACTGCGAGGGGACGCTCTATCCGTGACGTACGGGAAGCCCGTAAGGATTGAGCCGGACGGTACGCATGTCTATGCGAACTACCACCGGTACAAGCCGGTGCCCAAGGAGAAGCGGAAGTACGCGGTCAGGAAACCATCGGATCCCGATGCTTTCAGAGTCGGGGGCGTGTGGTACCTGCCGCTGCCCCTGCTGCCGGACCAGGCCCGTGAGATGCCTGAGACCGTCCCTGACGAGGAGACGCTGTACCACCGGGCCTACTGCCGGTGCGAGGTCTGCCAGCGCCCTGGCGCCGTGCTCCTGTGGCGCAGGGCACACGGTCTGGGCTGGGCTACACGCGCATCTGGGATTCAGCCTGCTCCAACAGGGCCTCATCAGTCAGTGCCCCACCCTCGAGCCGCTGGAAGATCTGAGCGATCGAGTCGAGGTCCTTGGCTAGCACGGCCTGGAGGAACAGGGTAGCCGCGGTCTTGTCGAGAACGTCGGGGCTGTCCTTCCAGATCATCTGAACGGTGCCGAACCGCTGGTTCCACAGCCATAGGATGCGGGTGTCCAGCGTCTGACGGTGTGAGTCAGGGATCTGCTTGCGGTACTTCCGCTGCGGGGTTACCGGCACAAGCTCGCTTGACATGTGCCTCTCCCTAGGAACATCACAACGAACAACAGGTACGAGATGTAGGCGAATCCGGCTACCGCCGGCACGCCGTAGAAGAACATGAGGATCACACCCAGTGCGTCACGCTGGGTCGCTTGGTTCTTGGGCACCGATCTCACCTCCGGCCAGATCCACGAAGTCGATGGTCACATTGTTCCTGGTGGCCGGGTGGCTGCCGGCGCGGCGCTTGCCGACGAGCCGGTCGAGGATCATCTTCCTCGCCTTGTTGGCTCTGCCCAGGCTGCCACGTACACCGGCCTCCGGCTGGTTGGCGATCTCGTAGAGCGTGCGGGCCACCAGCTCGTGGACCGGCCACTGGATCATCTCGTCGTCGAGTGGGTTCGGGTAGTCGGCCACATGCTGTAGCGCCTGCCGCACGGTGATCGACTTCATGGCAGCTCCCTGGCTGCATGGTGTAGCAGCGCGGTGGCGATTCGGACGGCGTCTCTGGGCGGGAAGTCGTAGACGTCGCCCTCGCCGTACACGTCTGTCATCTCGAGACGGACCATTCCGTCGACACGGCTGACGGTGAAGCCGTCACGCGGTTCATCCTCGTTCACTTGGCCCACACCTTCGACCAGTCCTCGATGTAGTCGACGGACGTCTCGGATCCTGGTTGCTCAAAAAATTTTCCGCCGAAGAAGTCCAGCTCCTTGGTGGCCTGCACCGCGTAGCGGTAGGCATCCATCGTGTGGCTGAAGCGGTCGTGCAGCGGCTTCTCTGTCCACATCTGCAGCTTGTGGTTGAACTCGTACTTGTAGTTCTCGAAGCACTCGAGCAGCCACTGGCAGTTGCCCTCGTGGACGATCAGGTTGTACATCTGCAGCCGTGCCTGCTGGATATCGGTGATGATGTCGTAGTCCCCCTGGCGTGAGCCGGGGATCTTCCACACCTTGCCGGACTTGGCGAGGACGGAGACGTTGGGGAACTTGGTGCGCATCATGTCCGCGGGCGTGGTGTTCACGGCCTTCTCGTGGTGCTCTCCGTCCCACGGTAGGATCATCTGCGCCACCTGGTTGAACCAGGGCTTCTCGCGGAGGACGTCGACGTACTCCGGCAGTGCCTTGCCGTGGCCCTCGCCGCAGTCGTATATGAACATCTTCGAGTTGATCCACTGCCAGGCGATCCACGCTGTGGCGTCGGAGTGCATCCCGGATGCGCCGATGTCGAAGACCACGTACACCGGATGCGCGGTGTTGAGGTTGAACGTGTGGATCCGCTGGTCGTTCATCATCGCCATGTACGCCTCGCCGTACACGGCGGCAGCGTCCATCTCCTCGAACGAGCAGTAGTACTCCTGCTCGAACATCCGGTCGTTGCCGAACCGGCGGTGGTAGGTCTCGCGGATCTGCTCGAGCTGAGCCTGCGTCAGCACCGGCTCGAGCTTCTCGGCCACCATCATGGCGTTGAGATCGTCGATGGTGCGGGTGATGACCTTGAAGTCGGGGTTGCCCTCCATCGACTGCATCAGCTGCCACAGCGGGTTCTTCCGCTTGCCTCGTGGAGTCGAGGCGAACATCAGCTTCTTGTCCTCGGCCCGGTTCTCGATGATCGGGATGAGCCGGGGGATCGGGTCCTCGCGTGTGAACAGGGCGAGCTCGGTGAAGGCGTAGTCCTGGAAGGACGTGCCGACACCGTTCTTGTCGCGGCCCGACTGGAAGTAGCCCTGCAGCTTGAGCCGGCTCTTGTTGGAGAACCGGCCCTCCATGACCGTGCCCTTCCAGTCGACGAGCTCGGTGGGCACGTTGTCCTGCAGGGCCTGGACGTAGAAGCCGGAGGCCGGGTCGAAGTACGTCTTGTCCCACAGAATGTCGCGGATCATCGGGTTGTCGAGGCTGACGTAGACGCCCGTGGTCTTGGGTGTGCGGAGCCGGCGCTCGCACATCTCCATGCTCATGCCCACGTCCTTGCCCGACTGGCGCGGGTACACCACGCCCGAGATGCGGTACTTGCGCCACATCTCGTGGGCCTCACGCTGGTACGGGCGAGGCCGGTAGTGGACAGGGAACGTGGGCATCAGGCACTACTTCTTGGCCGAGGTCTTCTTGGCCGTGGACTTCTTGGCCGCGGGCTCCTCGTCGTCCTCGTCATCCTCGGAGATACCGTCGACGTGCTCGGGCTCCTCGAGACCGACGTACTCGCGGTACTGCTCGGCTGCGCTTGCGCTGCTCATGATCTTCCTCCCTTCGAGGTGAGTGGCCTGATGTCGAAACCAGCTTCGACCAGCCAATGGTCAGTGTTCAGCTTGAACTCGGTGTCGTCCAGGGCACGGCAGTATGCGGCTGCCACCCGGTTGTCGTGGTCGTAGGAGGCGATCACGTCGTAGGTGCCGTGGCCGGTGGACTCCCACCGCTTCAGCTCGTCCCATGCCGAGGTGAGCGGCTGGCCCATGAACGTGTCCTCGGTGCGATCGGTGATGTTCTGGTCGCCGCCGTAGAAGACCAGGTTCCGGCCCTTGCCGTACTCCTTGGCGAGTCGTCCGATCTCGCGGGCGAGCTGCAGGTTGAACTTGGCGTTCACCCTGCGTCCCGGATCGTTTGCGTCCGGGTTGCCCTTGAGCAGGTAGTGCGCGGTCAGCACGGTGATGGTGCCGACCTCGGCTGTCTTGAACGACACACCGAGCACACCACGTGGGCCGTGCTTGCCCTCACCGTCAGTGGGAGACAGCACGGGTGAGTAGAACCCGTGCCAGCCTCCGGTCATGAACGACTTGCGCACGGCGATCCAGGAGTCACCGGCACGAGTGGCGACCCGGTAGCCGTACGCTTCGCCGGCATCCTTGATGCGCTCGCGGAAGTCGTCGGTGTTGGCCTCGGTGCCGGTGATCCATCCGACCTTCCTGGCCGAGGCCCGCGTGAAGATCTTCTTCAGGTCGGCGTCCTGCCACGCTGGCTTGTCGGTGAACTGCATGGACGCATGCATCGCATGGACGCGGGTCATGGTGCCTCAGATCTGGAAGTCGGGTAGCCCGATGGTGCCGAACAGGGTGGAGAAGTCTTCCTTCGCCTCACCCGATCCGGCCTTGGACTGGATGCCTGCCTGCGGCGGGTCGACCGGCTTCCTCGGTGCAGCCGGCGCGGCGGGTGAAGAGGCCGCCGCACCGGCTGCGGGGGTGGCAGGCGCGGACAAGGAACGCTCCGCCACCAGCTGGGCCCGGATCTGTTCGATGATCGGCTGCACGGGGATGGAGTAACCCTGCAGTTTCCCCTCGACCCGGAGCTCGTACGGAGTAGCCAGCTCCGCAAACCGGTTGGCGAGGGTGACATCGAACTCGGCAGTGCCGGGCACCAGGTCGGGGTTGTTCTGGAACAGCCCGATCGAGGCGTGGATGGTGGAGAGGAAGTCGGAGTTCTCCTCCATCGCCGTGGTAGCTCGGTCCTTGATCTCCTCGACCAGGATCGACTTCACGGCCTCCTGCCACTCGCGGGCGTCGTTGACGTCACGGAGTGTCTCCATGCCTTCGCCTTCGAGGACCGGCACCTGCTGACCGACCATCAGCCGCGGGTGCTTGTTGAGGGCCTCGAAGTACTGGGCGTGCTCGGTCTGTACCTCTTCGAGTGCAGCGGTCTGGTACGCCTGTGCGGTGCGCTCCTCGAGCGCGGTGGACAACTCGCCCAGCCTGGGGATCAGCTCTGCGGCTGGGGTAGTCCAAGTCTCTGGGCGATCTCCAGACGGGGGTCCGGCATCGGCTCCATCTCCGGCTCCGGTTCCGGGGGTGGCGGGGGCTGCTGTGCCGCTATCAGCTCCGCCAGTCCCGGCGGTGTCGGGTCCGGCAGGAGCTCCGGTAGCGGCTGCACCACCGTCACCTGCGGGTGGAGCAGCTGTTCCAGGAGCAGCACCGTCTGCTGGCTTTCCGTCACCTGCAGGCTGAGCAGTTCCAGCAGGCGCGTCTCCCGCCGCAGGCGTCTCGCCAGCCGCATCCGGCGCCAGCGCATCCATGAGCGCCGAGAACGCAGCGTCACCGTGGACCGGAATCTCCACCACCTCAGGTGTGGCTTCAGTGGCTTGCTCACCCATTACTCCTCCCCCTTGAACTCCATCAGGGTCTGCGTCAGCATCTCCTGGTCGGCCTCGGTGAACTCGAACTTGATCTGCTCGAGCCACGCCACCAGTCCCTGGTCGGACAGGAACATCTTGTGGATCTCGGAGATGACGGCGACGTCGATGGCGGCGTAGCCGCTGGTGCAGTCCCACTCCATCTCCCACTCGAGGATGGCGAGCTGCCAGTTCATCAGCAGGTTCTTGTAGTGGTAGGAGTTCTCGGCTGCGTCCTCGACGGCGTCGTTCTTGGACAGACAGTCGGGGTCGGAGGCGATCTCGAGCTTGGCGATGTCGAGCATCTGCTGCAGCCGCTTGTAGTACAGGTCGCGGAAGTCGTTCATGTCGGCGTACGCCAGGCCCATGTAGGTGGCGATCATCCGGTTCGCCCACTGCGGGGTGACGTTCCTCTTCGACTCGGCTGCCGCCGGCTTCAGCACTTCGCGCCAGGCTTCGAGGATCGTGTGGTACGTGGTGTCCTCGTCGCCCTCGGGCGCGATGTTCAGCGCAGCCAGGTCCACCTTGTCCCGGTCGGAGTACTCGATGGTCTCGATGACCTCGCCGGGGACGACTTCCTCGCTCATTCGGGCACCTTTCCGGTCAGCATCAGCTGACGGTATTCCGCTTCGATCGCACGTACGACGGAGCGGATGTCGTAGCACAGGACGTTCTCGACGTAGACGAGCTTGGCCTCGGCGGGCACGAGCTCGGCTCCGCCGTAGTAGTCGCGGACCTCGAACAGGTCGAAGCCCTCGAGGCCGTTGTAGGTGTGGACCTTGAACGGGAAGCGCGGGTCCTTGAAGACGCCGACCTGGTAGGACGGCAGCGTGATCTTGACCTCCGCTGTCCGTGGCGGGCCGTCGCCCGCTACCTCGAAGGTCTCGACGAACTCGCCCGACTTGGTCTGGACCTGCTTGGTGCCGGTCTCCACGTAGGTCAGCACGCGGCGCCCGCGCGGCTTGGGGTACGCGGGCTTCAGGATCTCCTCCTGGTACCACTCGCGCCCGGTCTCCGGGTCGATCCGGATGGGCACGTCCTCAGGCTGGCTGTTCTGCCGTTGCCCGGCCATCTCGCCTGGGTCGGCGTGCCGGACCTCGATGTCCTGTGTCCGTACGGGATCGGGCTCCGGTGCCTCGAACCCGAAGAAGGTGGGCGGCGGCGGCTCTTCCTGGTCGAGCTGTTGCGGCTCGGGTGGGGCGTCGAGGTCGACTCCGTCGTTGAGCTTGAGCCAGGCAGAGCGCAGGCCCTCGGTGTTGTACTCGCGGTAGTGCTTGTCGAAGTTGACGCCTGCGGCCTTCAGAGCCTGGTAGTACCGGGCCTTCTCGTTCTGGCTCATGTCGTTCCTAGGTAGGTCGGGCGGACGATGTGACGAACAGTAGCAGCGGCGGCTGGGCGGCGGCGAGAGCGTGTAGACACCCGTGTAGACACCCGTGTAGACACACTTGTAGACACCTCGAATCGCTGCGTTTCCCCAGGTCAGCGCGATGTAGACACTGTAGACACCAGAAAAGCGGATTCTTTCTGAGTGTGACACTCATAAACTTTGGTCTTTTTTGGTGTCTACGGTGTCTACATGCCTCTGACCTGCGGTTATGTGTAGACACGAGGGGGTGTCTACAGGGTGTCTACACGGGTGTCTACATTTCGGCACCGCCCAGCGGTACGGTGAGGCCATGAGCGAAGCTCCCGCCGAACAGCATCCCGACTACGACCCTGAGCTCGATGACCCGGACGACGACGCTTCGGAGTCCGAGGGCGAGATCTTCACGGAGCCGGCCAGTGAGTGAGCCCAGCGTCGGTCGCATCGTCCACTACGTGTCGTACGGCTCCGCGGGTGGCAAGTTCACCTCCGAGTGCCGGGCCGCAGTGGTCACCGAGATCAACCCGAACGACATCGGGATCTGTGTTCTCAACCCGACGGGTGTGTTCTTCGACCGGCAGATCCGTCAGTCTGAGGACGAGCACACCGGTGGCACCTGGCACTGGCCGGAGAGGGTGGAGGAATGAGCAACCCGATCCCGCCGTACACGATCTCCACGCCGTACGGCAAGCGTGGGTCGTGGGCCGCCGGCTACCACACCGGAGACGACTACTCGACCAAGGGCAAGACCGGTGTCCCGGTTCGTGCCAGCAAGGCGGGCTGGGTCCACTCCACGTTCAACGCGTGGGGCTCGAGCTACGGGATCCACGTGGTGCTCATCAACAAGTCGACGGGCATCAGGATCGGCTACTGCCACCTGAGCTCGATCAAGGTGAAGGCCGGGCAGCGGATCAAGAAGGGCCAGATCGTCGGGTACTCCGGGAACACTGGGAACTCGACTGGGCCGCACCTGCACTATGAGGAGCGGAAGTCACCGTACGGCTACTGGGACCACCGGAAGCCCGTCTTCAACAGAACGGACTGACATGGACGTCTTGTACTTCATCCTGTTCCTGGTCGCTGCGATCTTCTTCGCCATCGCAGCGGTCGGCGTCAGCCATCCGCGGCTGAACCTGATCGCAGCCGGACTGTTCTGCTGGGTGCTGGTGCTGGTGATCCACGCCGGGAAGGCGCTCAACTGATGGGCGCGCTCGGCTGGATCGTGGTGCTGCTCGTGCTGGCGTTCCTCGTCGTGCTGATCGTGCGACGCTAGTGCTTCTTGTGGAAGGGCTGCAGCTTCGACTTGCCCTTCGACTCACCCGGCTTCTTCTTGAGGCCGGGGTACTTCTGCAGCACCTTCGCACGAATCGCGTCCTTGTCGCCCTCGGTGTCCTTGCGCGCCGACATCGACAGCGCAGCCTTGGCGTGGGCCTTGTCGTGGATCGGGTACTTGCGCTTGCCCTTGAGGGCGAATGAGCCCTTCTTGAGCTTGTCGCGGTGTTCGGCGTCGAGCTTGGCCATCACGGTCTCCTGGTGTCGATGAAGGGGTTGGGTGTCCCGTTCGTTGTGTACGGGTCTGTGGTGTCGTTCATCCCGGCGTAGTCCGAGCGCCCGTACTCGAAGGTCTCGACCGAGCCGTACTCGTAGCCGACGTTCACACTGATCGGCGCGTACCGGTACTGGATCAGGCTGATCTGGCCGTACGACGGCTTCGTAACCCCGAGCTTGTCGGGCACGGACTCGGCGAAGAAGAACCACTCCTTCAGGTCACGCCGGATCTGGAGGAAGTCCTCGAAGTCGTAGTACAGCTCGCTCGGGGCGTTGTGGTCGTAGACGTGCTTCGACACCTCGACGGCCCTGCCGTTGACGTCCCAGCTGCGGATGCCGTAGCGCATCGACCCGGCGAAGTTCCCGGCGTTGATGCCCACCTGCTGCAGGTGGGCCCAGGCGTCGTGGGCGCGGTTGGCTCCCTGGGTGTTGGTCTCGATCTTCCAGGGGATCGCGCGCTGCTTGACGCTGCCGTCGACGTCGACGAAGTCGTCGAAGCCGTAGAGCTCGTCGAGGTAGTAGATCCCGTCGGGACGTGACACCGACATGTGGACCATGCCGCCCTGCTCGATCTTCCGCAGGCTGGTGGCCTGGATCAGGAACCTGGACCAGGAGCCGCCTCCGGTGTCGGAGGACGCGCCACCGTCCAGAACCCAGATCTCGTTGCCGTTGCAGCCTGGCTCGAGCGACTCGCCGGCTGGGTTGTGGACCAGGTAGTAGAGCCGGAGGTCGTGGACCGAGGACACGATCCACTCCTTCCGGGTCAGTCCTTGCCACATGTTGTCGATCTTGTCGGTCTGCGACTTGTGGTTGATGTTGTACATGGTGGCCGTGGACTTCATCAGCTGGTCGTCGAGCGGGTGGTACAGCCCGTTGTTGAACACCTCGCAGCCGTACGGCGACGTGGTGCCGGGCGTGGCTGTGGTCTCCTCGAAGCCCATCACGTTGACGGCCTCGGACTGCTGGGCGATGTTGGCCGGCGCCATGTAGTAGCAGGTGTTGTAGCCGTCGACGCCCCGGCACAGGATGGTGAGGGTGTCGGCGGACTGCGGGTTCTGCCACAGCTTCACGGTGGCAGCCATGTTCAGGTTGCCGGACGTGAGCGTCTTGAACCCGCCGCCGCGGCTGGACGAGAAGTCGGTGTAGGAGCCCTGCTGGTTCGACGTCCACTTGATGACAGCCGGGTTGGTGGCGTCCTTGACGATAATCATGCGGTCGGCTGCGACGATCCCCTGGCCACCACGTGACGGGTCGGAGTAGTTGATCCGCGTGTTCTTGGTCGGCACCATCATCTGCTCGTCACCTGCCTCAGACTGTGACGGGGTGACCCGTAGCCAGCCGTCGGGTCCGAGTGTCGAGGTCGGCTTCAGCTCGCGGGAGTCGACACGCACCGCCATCACCGGGACCGGGGACTGGTCGTTCCACTCGAGCATGTACAGGTTCCACTTGATGGCACCGGAGGCCATCGCGTTGACGAACACGTCCGACGGCATGGAGCAGACCAGCTGGTCGGCGCACTGCTCCGGGTCGGAGGTGGCGTTGCCGGACGGCTCGCCGGCTCCGTTCGGCGTCTCCCACTTCCACTGGACCCAGCTGCGCTGGCAGCGGACGGTGGTGATCGCCGAAGGCGCGGACTCGCCCACCTCGTTGGCGAAGGTGTAGAAGAACGCGAAGTTGTAGGCGTTGTCGTGGCCGTTCGACCCGTCGCTGATGAGGGTGTTCGGTGACCTGGTCTCCGGGTTCGGCAGCGTGCCGCCCACGGAGTAGGTGCGCTCGGTGCTGCTGGATGCGTGCGCGGTGCCGTTCCACTCGTACTTGGACGACGGGCTGTCTCCGAAGGAGCCGTCGAAGTAGGCGCCCAGTGTGGGCCCGCCCTCGAGGAGGACGGAGTCGACGTAGTGGAACTCGCCACGCGGCAGCGCCGGCACCCGGATCGTCAGCCGTACCGACGTGGTGTTGGCGGGCGCGGTGCCGAGGTTGGAGAGCCGGGTCCACCCGGCAGTGGCATCGGTGGTCATGGTGCCGACCTCGTTGGAGATGACACCGTTGTTGCCGATGTAGACCAGGTTCAGCTGGGCGCCGCGGGCGACGGTGCCACGGATGTAGGCAGAGCCTGCCCACCGCTGCGCACCGAGCGACATCGTCTGCCGGATCCCGACGTCGACCGGCGGGTGGTACACCGAGGACGAGGCGTTGACCGCGCCGGTCCAGAAGTAGTTGGTTCCCGTGCTGCCGGTGAAGAACGTGGAGGACTCTGCGGACTGGAACAGGGAGACGTTGCGGACCTTGTAGTTCGCGTCGCCCTGGGCGGAGGTGTGGTAGCCGACCAGGTACACGGCCAGTGTCAGCGCACCGGACGGGACCTTGAACGCACTCGACAGCTTCCGGCCCACGGTGTTGGTGAGGCTGTCGTTGACGATCAGGTTCTCCCCGACCTGCTTGTCAGCGGGGTTGTAGAACTTCACCATCACACCGGTAGCCCGGATCAGGTTGGTGCTGGTCACGTCGAACGCGACCCGGTAGGTCTCGCCAGCCTTCACGTTGACGTCGGGTCCACGGACGTAGCCGGCGAACCCGGCGGGCCCATCGTGGACGTTGACCCGCATCGCGTTCTCACCCGTGGTGGTGGTGATCGAGTCGACACCTGCCGACGCGTCCCAGCCGCCGATGCCGGTGGAGTTCACGTCGTGCAGCGGCTTGGTCATCAGGTTGGTGCGCTGCGGCAGCGACGACATCCGCAGCGAGAAGCCACCTGCCTGGTGCTGGGTGCTGTCCCGGCTGATGAAGGTGTCGGTGGTGTCGAGGGTCCAGGTGTCGTCGTTGGTCTCGAACGACGGGTTGAGCACCCGGTTGGTGCGGGTGGTGAGCGGGACACCTGAGTTCACCCAGCCCGCATCTGGATGCACCACGGTCAGCTTGTCGGCCACCGTCCACTCCGGGCGGACGATGGGCAGCATCCGCTTCGCGGTCTTCGTGGTGCCGACGTTGAACATGCGCAGCATGGAGCCGGCGTCAGAGAGGGCGAAGATCTTGTTGTCGATCTGCAGGTACTTCACGTACTGGGTGGTGGACCGGAAGTTGATGCCGGAGTCTCCGGCCTCGCCCTGCGGGATCGAGAACCCGGCGTCGGTCAGTGAGATGACGACACGCCCGGACGGGGTCTCGGCCAGCACCCGGAAGCTGACGGTCAGGTCGGTCTCCCGGACGGCGAACAGGTACGCCTTGGTGCCGTCGTTGAGGAAGAACGCCTCGTGCGACCCGACCACCGGCATGTTGAACGCGGTGCCCACCGGCACGGCTTCTGTCGGGACCGTGGTGTAGGACAGGTACCGGAGCCCCGGTCGGATCCGGCAGGCACCCGACTCGGTGATGAGCGTGTTCTCCATGATCCGCAGGGAAGTCGAATCGGAGACACCCGGAGGGTACGCCGTCGACCAGCCGGTGAACTCGCGCAGGTAGGCGCGAGCCAGAGGCCGGTCTATCGGGGCCGGGACCTTCATCTTCGGAGGCACGGGCTACCTCCGACGCTCGTCGCTGTGCGGGTGGTGGTGGTAGAAGTGATGCGTCTCGAGCCCGGACTGGACGGGCACGAAGAACTCGTTGAGGTACGGCGAGTCCGTGTTCCGGTCGTCGCGCTCGATGACCTGGTACATCAGGTCCTTGTACTGCGCCTCGAGCGTCTGGACTCGTGGCTGCATGATCGGGTCTGTCTGCGCGTAGTAGAAGGATGCGCGGACGGTGATGATGTCGGGGTAGGAGAAGTCGATCGGCTGGTCTCTGATCGCAGGGTCGACGACGACCGCGGGCACCGTTGGGTCCTCGGGCTGCTCCGGCAGCCGGAACATCACCGGCTCCCGCATCACCGGGATCTGGATGTCGAGTCCGCCTTCCCACTCGAACAGCGGACGGGAGAAGGTGATCGCGTTGCGGACCACCGAGCACCACAGTCCGCTACGACCGATGTACTTGTGCAGGGCGTCGCGCGGCAGCACGTAGGCCCAGACGATGATGTGGCCGTCGGCGTCGACCAGGCGCACCGAGTCGTCACCGACGACACGGGGCCGGGAGTCAGCCGGTAGGAAGACGTCCGTGTCGCCAGCGACCGACGTGCCGGCGGACATCAGGGTGGAGTAGTAGGACCACTCGTGCTCCAACGCGTTCGAGCGGAGCGCCCGGTTCAGCTGGCGGGTGACGGCGATGTACCTGTCCAGTGTCGGGTCGTAGGACAGGTCGAGCCCGGTGAGGTTGGACAGCACCTCCTTCACACCCTCGTCGAGTGTGTAGACGAGCTCGGGGTTGATGGAGGCGGTCACGGTGCATCCTCCCAGCTTCGTAGCGTCGCGCCCTGTGGCTTGCGGTAGGACAGCTCGGTGTCGGCGTCAGCCTGCACGTCGTTGCTGACGTCACCGAGGATCTCTCCGCGACCACGCCAGTTCTGGATCCGGTCAGGAACACCGGGGTCCTTCCATGCCATCCCGGTGGCGCGTGCCATCCCGGTCTGTGCCTGCCGGGACTGACGCCGAGCACGACGCAGCCCGGTGCGCGCCCGCTTCGAGCCTTGCATCTCCAAGGCGTTGCCGTACTGCTCGGCCTGCATGCCGTAGGTGTTGGCGAGCTGGGTGTACACCTCGGAGCGGTGGGCGTAGTAGTCGGTCCACTGGCCCTCACGGTCGGCGTTGGCCTGGCCGTAGAGGTTGGCGCGTGCGGTCAGCGTGTCGACGTTGAGGTCCGTGCGCTGACCGTTGATCGAGGTGAGCGTGTCGTAGAAGGCACGGGTGTTGGTGGTCTCGTTGAAGTTCCAGTTCCGCAGGCTCATGCCCTGGGCACGGAGCATGTCGGACTCGCCGGCTCCTTGGGCCGTCGCCTCGCTCAGCGCGTTGCCCCGCTCGCGGGCACGGTTGGCGAGGTTGTCGAAGTTCTGTGTCCCGATCTGCTTCTCGTTGTCACCGGCAGCCTTCTCGAGCGTCCCGATACGGTCGTTGTAGCCGCGCATCAGGATGTCGTCGCGCTGCCCGGTGCGGAACGTGATGTTCGCCAACCGGGTGTCGAGAGCCTTCTTGAACCCAGTCTTGCCGAGTGCCAGCCTCAGCGCGGCAGCCTGCTCACCCAACGTCTTGGCCTGGCCGAGTGCCTTGACCGCGGCCTTGTGCTTGGCCTGTGCAGCCTGCCGGTCGGCCTTCGCCTGGGCGGCACGCTGTGCAGCCAGGTACGGGTTGCCACCACTGCCGGTGCCAGTGCCGGTACCGGTGCCACTGCCCGAGCTCGGGTTGGACGGTGGCGGGTTGGTGTGCGGGGTCGACGGCGGAGCCGACGGCCTGGTCGGGATCGAGTTGCCGGAGTCGTTAGTACGCATAGCCGTTGCCTGTCTGCTGCTGCTGTGGCGGCTGCTGGGGCTGCTGCTGTGGCTGCGGTGTCGGCGTCGGGTTCGGCTTGGAGCTGGTGCCACCCGTGAGACCGAGCTGCTCACGGAACTGGTCGGCGGTGTAGAAGTGACCCTCACCTTGGCTCAGCGGGATGTTGTACAACTGCGCGTCCCGCGACCGCTGGTCCGCGTAGTTCATGAACAGATCGTAGTCACCAGGCTTGAGCTGGGAGTTGATCGCGGAGAGGATCTTGTCCCTCTGGTCGGCGTACTGCGGCTGGGCCAGCGCCTCGAAGGAGTTGCGGAAGAACACCGACCGATCGTCCTGGCCGTAGCCGGGACCGGTCTGCGTCGGCCCAGCCGGTAGCCCGCCGAGCCGGTCGACCAGCGGGTTGCGTGCAGCGAGTGCCTCGGGTGAGACCGAGCGGAGCAGCTGGTTGCCCTCGGCCAGCTTGTCGGTGAGCTTCTGCTCGAAGTCGGCGGTGTTGCCGGACAGCACCTGGGTCAGCTGGTACCGGTCGAGCTGGGCTGGACCTGCCTTCGCCTCGTAGGCTGTCGGGCCCTGGATGTCCTTCAGGTGCGTCAGGTCGTCGGCAGTGATCGCGGCGTTCAGATGGATGAAGTCATCCAGGTCCGCGGTGTGGTCCTTGAACTGGATCTGCTTCAGGACAGCCAGCGTCTCGGGTGCGAACATCTCGGAGCCGTGGTCCGCGCCGAACATCCGCTGCACGGTGGCGTCGTACGTCGCCTGGTCCTGCGGGTTCGGCTTGTACGTGTCGGTGTTGGCGCGGTCCTTGTTGACTGCGTCGACCAGCATCGTGTTGAAGTCGACGGCAGCCTTCTGCTTCGCGGGCAGCGCGTTGTACTCGCTCCACGTCAGCTGGTCGATGTCACCGACACCGACGCCCTGCGGCTTGTTCGGAGCCACCGGGCCTTGCATGTTGGTGCCGAGAGCGCGCTCGCGTATCGCCCGCTCCTTGGTGGCCAGGTCGATCCTGGCCTCGTCGACGGCCTGGGCCGGACCAGGCTGGAACGAGCCGATCGCAGGCTTGCCCTCGTTGTTGAGCTGGATGATCGGCGCAGCCACACCGTTGACGATGGACTGGTACTTCGCCAGATCCTCCGGGTCCGCCTTCTTCTTGGCGATGGCGGCATCGAGCACCTGCCGTGCAGTGGCGACAGGGGTCGGTGGCCTGGCTACGCCAGCGACCTTCGGGATCAGGTCGGCCTGGACCGGCGGTTCGGCTGACGCCATGATCTCGTTGAAGTCCGCTTGCGGGATCAGCCCTTGGAGCTGGGCGAGCTCGGCCTGCTCCCCGGTCAGCTTCGGCGGGTTCTTCTCCATCAGCGACTGGATGTCCAGGTGTGGCGTCGGGATCGCGGTCTGCGCCGGCTGCGGAGACGACGACGGTCCCGCTGGCACCAGGGATGCCAGCCAGTTCGCCAGGTTCACGCCCTGCTGGGGCGCGGGAGCGGGAGCCGGTGCCTGCACAGCAGGCTGGCTGGCCTGGAACCACTGCTCCCACGGCAGCAGCCGCGGCCCACCAGGTCTGTTGGGCCTGCCGGGTCGCTGGACTACCGGACGCTGGACCTCCGGGTCATTCGACAGGGGCATCAGGCACCTCCTCGGCTACGTGCTCGCCATCTCCGGGCGATGGGACGTTGGCTGCCGACTGGAAGCCGAGGTACCCACCGATGATGACGAGTGCTTCGTTGATCTTGTCGTAGTCGAGATCGACGCCGAACAGCGCGAGGAGCCCGACCACGACGCAGACCAGGGCGTACGCCAGCAGAATCCCCTGCCGCACCTTCGGCGGGATCGACTGAAGCCACGACGTGATGATGCTGACGGGGTTCATCAGGCCGGCGTCTGTCCTGTCGCACCGGTTCCGGAGATCTTCCAGACATCGGTGGCGAGCGGGCCCGCTGCACACAGCAGGATGCCGGTGGTGTCGTTGAACGCCAGCTTCCCCTTGTACTTGTTGCGGGTGTTGACGGCGTTGGCCTTGTCGGTCAGCGCAGCCGTGGTGGTCACCACCGGCATGTACTTGCTGGCGTTCTTGGTGTTGAGAGCGGGCATTGCGATTCTCCTTGGTTGGTTGGTGCTAGGCGAGCCGGATGAGCTGAAGGTTGTGGTTGGGCGGACCGAGTGCCAGGTTGCTACCCAAGTTATGCCAGCATCGGGGCTCAATGGTGTCGTTGACCGCCATGTACCTGCAGTGGACGAGCTCTGTGGTGATAGCGGTGGACGTGTAGTTCTCGTTGCGCCGATCCTCCACGCCGTTGTAATGGAACGTGGTGATACGGCGCCCGGCGGCTCCGGCGGAGAACGAGATGTCCGTGGTCATCAGGTACAGCCCTGCGATCAGAACGGTGAAGACACCGCCGGTAGCGGGACCGGACACATAGCCGGGGTTGGTCACGCCAGCCACCCTGGTCCATCCAGGGATGCCGTTGTAGGTGGCCGTTGGAATGGATGTGGTCGCCGTCGACTGGAACCAGTCCATCGCAGGCTTCACCCCGCCAGTCACTGCAGCGTCGACGTACTGCTTGGTGGCAGCCTCCATCGCTGCCGCCGGGTCGGCGGGCAGGACGATGGGGGTCAGGGTCTTGCGGCTCACGCAGCCACCACCACCCGGTAGTCACCGGCAGCGGGTGCGACCGTGAAGCGGAGCGTCACGTTGTTCACGGTGCCACGTTCGACATCGCAGTCGATGGTGTCCCAGGGCGTGGTGTTCCGGTACACCTCGACGGTGACGTCACGGGTGTTCAGGTTGTGAGCCACCGTCACCGCTGTACCACTGCCGACGTCGGCTGCGTACCTGGTGGTGGAGGCGGTGTGCGTGTGGTCGGACTTGGCTGCGGTGACAGCCGCTCCGGTGCCTGCGAAGTTCACGGACAGCAGGTCGGCGGCTGCGGTCAGCGATCCATCGGTGACGACGTTGATGGTCTGCCCGGACTGGGTCAGGCCGTTACCGGCGTTGACCGAGCCGGCGGAGGAGAACTGGGTCCAGGTGATCGGAGTGGTGTTCAGGGTGCCACCCTGGTCGGCGGTGCAGACCCAGCCGGTGTCGGCGTTGACGGTGCCACGCTCGACGAACACGTAGGCGCTGGGAACCTCGGTCCAGACGTCCATCTCGCTATCGCGGGTACCAACCCAGGGCGGGGAGTTCTGGACGAAGTAGATGCCGTTCTGTGCCGGGGTCGCCTGGTCCTTGACCAGGATCCGGCAGCCGTCGACCAGGGCGATGCCGTCGATGGTGGATGGCAGGTTGGAGAGGGTGACGGGACCGGTCGTCGCGCACAGCACGCTGGACTTGGAGTCCAGCCCGCGAGCGACGTCATCGACGTAGAGCTTGGAGGCTGCGTCACCGTTCTGCTGCGGTACCGCCAGGTTGGTGATCCTGAAGCCACCCATCGAGATGTCTTTGGTGGCGGCAGCGAAGTTGCTGACCGGGTATGCAGCATGCGCGGCAGCGTCGTGGTTGGCCCAGGTCGGTGACGCTGCCCCACCGGATAGCAGCATCTGACCGGCGGTGCCGACGGCGGAGCCACCGAACGTGGCGCCGTTGCCCTGCCAGATCACGCCACCGATAGCGAAGCCGGAAGCGTTGACCCCAGTGCCGCCCTTGGTCTGGGCGAGCAGCCCGGTGATGCCGACGTCGGTGAGCGCGTGGCCGTGGTCACCGGCTGCAGCATCGGTGGCGGCGGTGCCGAGCTTTCGCAGAGTCGGCGTGGCAGCCGCGCCGTTGGCTGCCAGTGCGTCGCCGCCACCGAAGTTGTGGGTGGCGGCGTGCGCTGCCGGGATGCCGGACTTGGCTGCCTGCCACGACGTGCCGTCGTACCAGTTGAGGACGTTGGCTCCGGTGTCGAAGTAGATCTGCCCTTTGACCGGCGAGCTGGGGGCAGCACCGAGGTTCTGCGCGACAGCGTTCTGGAACTCGTTCTTCCCCAGGTCGATGTGGGTCAGGAACTTCCGTGCCATCGTGTGCTCCTAGCTCAAGTAGGCGTAGCCGCTGAACGCAGCGGAGAAGTGCAGGGTCAGGGAGTTGGCGTTGACGTAGGTGACATCGCCCTCGACGTTGGTTCCGGCGGAGTCGATGACGATGACGTTCGGGTTGAAGCCGAGGTTGTGGGTCACCGTCCAGTTCGCTGACGCTGCACCCTGGTTGTGGGTGTAGCCGGTGCCACCACCGGAGCCTGGTGGTCCAGGCGGACCGGGCGCTCCCGGTGTTCCGGGATCGCCCTTGGGTCCTGGTCCGGTGATGGTGGGCAGCCCGAGCTTCAGGACCTGGTACGGGTAGTCACCGACGATCTGTGCGGTGGCCGGCTCACCAGGTGCCAGCACGGTGACCGGCCCGGCTTCCAGCACCAGCCCGGCCAGGTGGTTCACCACCACCGAGACGGAGTGGTTGTCGAGGATCTTCGCGGTGATCGAGGCCGGTGGGTTGGCTGCGTCGTAGACCTCGTCGACGTAGCCGGGGTCGGGGTTCGCCACGACCTCGAGGTAGCCCTTGACCACCGGGCTCGAGTACATCTCCGGAGTCAGCAGCGTCGCATCGAACTCGTACTGCGCCGCCGTCAGGTCGAGGTCGACGGCTTGGAGGTTGATCTGCGCGTGGCCATTCGGCCCGTCGACGATGTCAGCGACCTTGGAGATCGCCACACCGAGTCCCTTGTAGACGGGCTGCAGCGCGGTGAACGTGATGGTGCAGCCGGTGATGTTGACCCGGTGCTGGTCGGCGGTCTCGAAGTAGATGCCAAAGGAGAACGAGTGCCGCTGCTCGCAGCGCAGCTGGATGCGCGACGGGCTGTTGGTGAGGTCAGCCTGAAGCAGGCTGGTGTCAGTCTGCTGTCGCGGCATCTCGCCTCCTCGGTCCAGACGAACGCCGGGACGGCAGTCGCTCCGTCCCGGCGTCCATGTCGGTCAGCCGCCAGGCGGCTGCTCCTCGGGTGGCGGACCGCCTCGACCGCCGCCGCCTCCACCGCCGGGAGGGCCGCCACGCTGCTGCGGTGGACGTCCACCTCCCTCGGGCGGAGGACCGCCGCCACCTTCGGGCGGACCACCCTCGGGTGGCTTCCCGCCCTCACCACCGGCTGCACCTTGCAGTGCGTCGATGGCGACCCCAGCCAGATCCTGGATCTGCTGGAGAAGCTCGATGAGCTTGTCCATGCGTCAGCCTCCTAGTTCCCGGCAGTCGGGTCGTCGGGGTCGTCGCTCGCCAGGATCGGGTTGCGGTGACCGACGTCGCCCGTGTCGGTGACGCCAGCGGTGGTCGCCTGGGTGGTGCCGGTGTACGGCGGGGTGTACCACTCGGG